GTCGGACCGCCCCACCGGGGCGTGTCGGCCGGGGGGGCTCACCGAGCCCTCCGGCCGATCGACGCGAGGACCGCGACTGGTCTTAGTCGCGCTTCGCTCGCACGGTTAACGGGTTATCCGGTGGTCCGAACCACCTCCAGCTCACCCTTGGCGATCTTCTCGGCGTTGCGGCCGAACGTCAGGGGATCGGGGTCGATCAACTGCTTGCCGCTGATCGTGCCCCCGTGGCCCATCGGGGGCGCGCCGCCCCCTCGGGTGACCCCGAAGAACGCCGGCGGCATGGTCTTCAACCAGCCGTCCAGCGTCACTTCCTTGCCGTTGTCTTCCACCGGCTGCCCGTCTTTGGTCAGGGCCTTGAGCGCCCCGTCCGCCGTCAGCGTGAAGCCCTTGGCGCGGGCGCGGGCAATGACGTCTTCCGTGAAGTCGGGCAGCACCCCGGTCTTGACGGCCGAGTCGGTCACCGCCTTGACGAACGCGCTCTCGCGCAGCGCCGCGCGCGCCATGTCCCGTTCCGACTCCAGCGTCTCCACCTTCTTGCGGAGCGGCTTGGTTTCTTTCTCCAGCGCCTCGCGAATCAGCACTTCCACTTCCGCCGGCGGTTTGGCGTCTTTGGCGGCCTTGAGCCGCTTGTAATCCTCGACATCCACGTCCTTGTACTGCTCCAGGCGGGCGCGCATCTCGTCCAATTCTTTCAGCACGCGGATGTTGGTCTCGCGGAGCTCTTTGGTCTGGGGATCCGGCACGCTCTCGGCTTGCAGCACATAGACGTCGCCCGCTTCGCTGTACTGCTCTTGCAGGTCCTTGGAGAGTTTGCCCCAGTCGTCTTTGCTCAGCTTGGCCTTCAACGCCATTGTGGGGACTCCTACGCGGGGGTGTGGTGGCGGGCGTGGCGCGCGGATCTGTTCACGTCGGTGTCACCTGTAGCATTCCGGGGGGGCGCGACGGAATCGTGTAGGTGGCAAATGTCACACCGCCGGGGGGGCCCCCGCCACGCCCGTCGGCATCAGCACCCGGTCGGCCGCCGCCACGTCGACCCGAATCGTCTGCGCCGGCCCCACCCGGACGATGGGCACGATGCCCTTGTCGATCCAGCGGTAGAACGTGCGGCGATCGACGCCGTACCGGGCCGCCGCGGTGGCGACGGACGCGAGCCGCGCCGGGCTGGCTACCGGCGCCGTCGCCGTGCGCGTGCGGCGCATCGGGCCGCCGCCTCCCGCCACCAGCCTTGCGCCCGCGCGATCTCTTGGGGGGGCGTTCCGCACTCACGCCCCACCTCCCCCACCAGGGTGGCGAGCATGTCCCCCATCGCCGTGTACATCGCAGCGTGTGCGTGGCCCACCAGACGCTTGAGCAGCGTCTTCTCCGCCCGGGTCCAGCCCGCCGGGCTCATGCGGCCGCCCGCCCCCGGGTGGCCACCAGGGCTTCCGTGCACCGACAATTGGGATGGCGGGGAGGGCCGTCGCCGCCGCCCTCGGGATACGAGCCGTCGATCGGGGCGCGGGCGTCGTCCAACGGCTCGCACAACTCGCACAGCCGGTCGTCGTCCGTGATCAGCCAGATCCGCTCCATCCCGTCCAACTCCTCTCGGGCTTGCCCCCACAATTGCCGCTGGCCCTCGTTGAGCGCCGCCATCGTCTCCGTGCGCGCGATCAGCCACGCCCGCTGCCCCAGCAGCCGCTCCGCGTACCGGGCCACCAACGCGCGGACCCGGTCGAGCGTCAAGCCGCGATTGGACACCCGCTGCAGCGCCGTCTCGACCGCCCTCCCCTCGGGCCGCCCGCGGAGCCGGAGCAACGACGCCCGGAACGCCTCGACCGCGCTCGCCTGCCGCGGCGTCAAGCCGATCACGGCCCGGAGCGCGCGGGCGGTCTCGATCGGGGGCACCCCTTGGAGCACCCCGCGCGCGATCACTTGCGCAATGGCCGCCCGCGTCTCTCGCGACACTGCCGTGACCAGGGTGGCGGCCCGCGTCTGCGCCCACCGGACGGCCTCGGGATTGGTCACGTCGAAGCGCCCCACCAGGCCGACCGTGCGCTCGGCCACCGCCGCGCCGGCCTCTTGGGCCTCGCGGAGTTGGCGGCTGAGCGCCCGCTGGAGAGCCGGGGTTTCCTCCTCCCACGCCCGGAGGGCCGACTCGGGGCCCTCCGCGACGCTCACCCGGGCCCGCGCCCGCGCCGCGGCGGCCGTGAATGTGCGGGCCATCGCGCGCTCGCGGGGGGCGCTCTGGCGGAGCATCCGGTCCCCGGGCTTGGCCATTAGGCCCCGGCCGCGGGCTCAGGGTCCGGCTCCGGGGGGTCGTCCGGCTCCGGGGGGTCGTCCGGCTCCGGGGTGGACCGACCGACCAGGGCGTCGGCCTGGATCAGCGCGCGTTCCTCCTCCTCGGTGACCCCGGGGCGCATCCACTCCCCGCGCTGGAGCAAGTAGAAATACGTGGGCCAACTGATGCCCCCGGCCTGCCACATGGTGAGCGCCGTGTTGGCCGTGGGTCCGTCCATCGGGGTGGCAAAGAAGTCTTTGTTGACCGCGACCCGCACCAGTGCCTCGTCGACCCACGCCTGATCGTCCCCGGCCCACCAGGCGTGCCAGCGGAACGCGAGCGTGGTGCCCTCGTCGATGCTGCACGCGATGGTCGACAGCGTGGCGACGTCGCCCGCGTGCCGGAGGCGCACCGACTCGGCCGTCTCGTCGGCCAGCGGCTTGCCCTCCAGCAGCCGCGCGCCCAGCACCGCCATCTGGCGCTCTTTCTGCTCGAGCGCCGTTTCCAGCGCCTTCAAGCCCTGCCCCGTGAACTCGAGCATTCCGACCTTGGCGGTGGGGTCCGCGAACGTCCACGCCGTCTCGCTGCCGATCTTGAGCTCGGCGGCGGGCACGCCGGCCACCCACGGCGTCGGCAGGCCGGTCCAGTGCCGCCCGTGCTCCAGGTCCGCCGACGAGCGGTAATGGCTCAGGTTGACGTCGACCAGGTCCAAGATCGGCGGCTTGTCGGGCATCGCCCGGACGTGCCGCGCGCCGATCCGCACGAACGGGATCGCCGGCAGCGGCGCGTTCTTCCGCAGCGGGACGATGGGCGACTCGGCGACGAACTGGCCCCCGCCGGGGACGAGCACCTCCCCCGCCTTCGCGCGCCGCCAGACGGTGACGGTGTACTGCCCGTCGATGAGCTCCAACACGCGATAGCGCGGCTCGGTCGTCTCCGCGAACGGGTCGGTGGGACTCGGCACCGCCGCGTCTTCTTCGAGGACGACGCGCGTGTACAAGAATCGCGTCGAGCCGTCGAACCAGCGCACGGGGCCGACGCGCCAGGACACGATCTGCTCCGCGCGGTAGACCGCCCAGTACGGGCGGCCGTCGCCGTCCTGCGACACGTCGAGCAACACGCCGACGCTGCCCACCGTCAGGATCTCGTCGAGGACGTCGAGCAGCAGCGCCTCCCACGACGTGCCGGTGCGCGTGAGGTCCAGCACGTCGCGCTCCACGGTCCGCGGCACCTCCAGGGTCGCCGCCTTGCGGAGCACCAGCCCGGTCAAGCCCTGGACGGTACGCTCCGTGGCCGGGTAGAACAGGGCGCGCTTGAGGTACGCGGCGTAGCTGTCGAGGTCCTGCCCGCTCAACTTCGGCAGGTACTCGTGCATGTTCTGCGGGTCTTTGACGCGGTCGGTCCCGCCGACGCAGTCGCGGCAGCGTTTCCACTGGCCCTGCCGGAGCACGTACTGCGCGTGCCGAGTGTTCACGGGCATGGCGCGCGCCTCCCTGTGGGCTCAGATGCCGGTGACGCGCACCATGGCGACGCCCGTCGCCAACGCGCACTTGTTGAACGCCCCGGCGGCGGCGATGACCTGATCGTCGTGGCCGCCCTCGGGGAACGCGTGACATTCGGCCAGAAACGCCTCGGTCCACGCCCCGGCCACCAGCCGGACGTTGCCGGCCTCGGCCTGGACGGCGAGCGGCTGGACGCGGGCGAGCGCGTCGCCCGTGACCTTGTCCGCGCGGACGGCGTAGCCCGCGAGCGAGCGCACCGTCAGTTGGGCCGACTCCTTGCCGCCGGAACCGGGCTCTTGCTCCACCCAGACGAGCGTCCCGGGCGGGTCGCTCGCCGCGCACTGGAGCAGGACGCGCTCGCGCTGGAACGCCGACCACTGGCCGCGCACGACGTCCTCGATGACCCAGGATTTGTCCGCGCGCTGCCCGAGCCGGACGCCGGCCGTATAGTCGCCGCCGTCCTCGGTGCCGGCCTTGTCCCAATAACGCACGCGCGTATGCACGTCCGTGGGCGCGGCCGCGAGCACGGGGAACCAGCCGCGGTTGAGCACCCGGCCGGCGGTCGGGCGAATGTTCCAGTTGCCGCCCAGCAGGCGCTCGCGCTCGACGAGCGGCAGGGCCTGGAGCTTGGGCTCGTAGTCGGGATCCTTGCTGGTGAGGGCCGGGTTGTCGCTCAGGCGCATGCGAATGAACGTCAGCGAGATCGGGGACACCGGGCGGGGGAAGCGCGCGACGAGCTCGCGGCGCGTGTCGCCCCACACCAGCGTGTCGCCGTCGCGGACGAACCAGCGGACGACGCCCGAGCGCGCGTCGATCGCGTAGCCCGTGACGGGGTCGATCCACCACTGGACGAGGCGATGCACCCAGCCGCCGATCGGGTCGTCGTCCGGGATCGGGTTGACGGTCGCCCGCACGTAGGGGCGCACGCCGCACGTGGAGCGCGCGCGGGAGAAGACGTACCAGAATTGCCCCTCGGTGAACTCCTCGAGCTGGTCGAAGCCGAGGTAGGCGACTTGCCCACCGGACTTGGCGAGCTTGTCTTTCTCGTGCTGCAGGTGCCCGAACGTGATCGACGCCCCGGACGGGAACAGCCACGACCGGGCGGGACTCAGGCGCGGGGCCCCGCCGAGCGCGGGGTACAGCAGGTACGACTCGTCCCACATGCCGCCTTCTTGCGTGACGCGCGTGATCTCACGCCGGAAGATGACGGCCCCGAACCCGGGGTTCCGCAGGTGTCGAATGGGCTCGAGCATCAGGCCGCGCGTCTTCCCGCCGCCGGCCGACCCGCCGGCGATGGCGATGTCCGCCGGCGAGGCCAGGAACGCCGATTGCGGGCCGGGTTGCGGGCCGGCCACGACGCGCGGCGGTCGAGCCGTCGCCGTCGTCATGCGATCCCGTAGCGCGCCGCGCGCCACGCCTCGGGCGTCCACACGACGTCGGCGACGAACGCCTCCGGGCCCACGACGGTGATCACCAGCTTGCCCCGATGGGTGGGCCAATCCGTCCGGTCGTGGCACGGGCGACACAGCATGACGACGTTCGCCGCCGTGTCCGGGCCGCCCTGGCTCCGCTTCTGCACGTGGTGGGGATCGAGCGGCCGGACGGCGTGACAGCCGAGACAGCGGCCGGCTTGTCGAGCGACACAGTGCGCGACGAGCGCGCGCCACCCCGCCCGATCGAGCGCCGCCCGGTGGATCGACGTCGGCCCCCCGGCTCGGATGCGCGCGCGCGCCCGCGCGCCCATCGGGCGGCGGCGGCGCAACGGCGTCCGGCGCGAGATCACGGCGCAGCAGCGCCGCCGCTGGCGACCCGCAGAAGTCTCGCGAACAGCACGGCGGTGGCCCGGTCCTTCTCGGAGGACCGGTCGTTCCGCAGCACCGCCTCGATATGGTCGAAGAAGCCCTCCACGGTGGGCACGGTGGAATACAGCCACGGGTACTCCCCACAGGCGCACACCGGGGAGATCACGCCGACCCCGCCCCGTTCCCGGTGCCGCGCCCGTTCGCGGCGGCGGCCGTCCGCCCGTTCGTTCCGCGCCGGACGGCTTGCACCAGCGCCGCCGGGGCGTCGCCGCGCCCGTTGTCCGGCAGCTGGTAGACGACGACCTCGCCGCTGACCGGCACGGGGCCGCCCTCGGGGCCGGTCACCTCCGTCCGCATCCGCCATTCGGCGGGCCGGCGACACCGGAGCCAATCGCGCGCCGCGCGCCAATCCGGATCGTGGACGCGCCCGGGCACCACGGCCCCGTCCGTCAACGTCCGGTCGGGATCGCGCCACCCGAACGCCGCTTGGGCCCACGTGCCGGACATGCGGAGTTCCACCTTGTCTTCGGTCGCGCGTAACGAGTCCGCGAAATCCGGGTAGCGGGCGCGCCACTCGGCCAGCGTGTCTTCGCTGATGCCGGCGTACCCACAGGCGGCGCGCAGCGTGCTGCCGGCCCCGACGGCTTCGAGCAGCCGGGCCACGCGGGCGGGCTCGTACTTGGATGGGCGGCCCGCCGCGCGCGTGGCGCGACGGCGACGACGTGCGGGACGTCGCGGGCCCGAGCGACCCTCGGCAGCGTCCACGGCTCGCGATCCTACCGGAGTGGGACGTCGTTTGGCAAGCCTTTTCCGGTAGTGTCAAGTCCCTGACACACGTCAGGAACGGCTAGGACGTCTCAGGACGCGTTCTGGCACGCGTCCTGGAGGGGAGAGACGGCCTCCGGACAGTGCCGCGCAGGACGACGCGTTTCCTGCCCGTCAGGACGCGTCTGGGGCCTGGACGACGGGGCCGGGGCCGGCCCACCGGCCTCCGGCCGGGACGGCCCCCGGACGTCCGCGCGCGCCCAACAAAAAGGTGGGCCGGTCGGCCCCCCGTGACAGGGGAGCCGCCGGCCCGATCGCGGCGCCGTGTCAGGCGCGCGCGACGGTGTGGCACGTGGAACGGGTCCGGTTCTCCGGTTAGGTCGCCAGGTCGCCGCGCTTCCGCGCGTCCGCGATCAGGCGGGTCAGGGCGTCGCGCACCAGCGTGCGACGCGTGACGCCTCGCTCGACGGCGAGGCGCTGGACGTCGCGCCACAGCGCGCGCGGCACCGGGACATGACACATGGTCTCCGGCTCCGTCGCCGGGGCCGGCACCGCTGCGAGACGACGGGGACGCGACATGCGGGAACCTCTCCGGGACGGTCGCGCGCGGGCCGCCTTACGCGGCATCGTCGGACGCGCCCCACGGCGGCGGGATTACCTCGCCCGCCGGGCATCCGGGGCGCTCGGGCCACCACTCGACGGGACGCGCCGACGTGGACGCCAGCCCGAGCCGAGCACGGCGTTGCGGGCAGTATGACCGAAACGGGTGCAACGACGCAAGCCGCGCGCTCACGGGGGCGGGGCCGGGGTGGTGCGCGCGGGCCACCACGCGGGCAGGATCGGGGCGTCGGCGAGCGGATGGTCCCGCATCACGGGCGGCTCGACGGGCGCGCCGGTCCCCCGAGCGAGCGTCAGCCACGCGAGCGGGTAGGCGTCGGACGCGAGGATGGCGCGCAGCCCCCAGTCCGCGCGGCGGTGGCCCTCGGCGGCGGCCAGGTGGACGTCGAAGAACGCGCACCCGAACGGGGCGACGGCGTGGACGGTGCAGCGGTCGGCAGCATCGAGGAAGACGCAGCGCCCCGCCTCCATGCGGGGCACCAGCGTCGGCACGCGCGCGGGCCCGCCGCCCGCGAGGACGACGGCCCCGCGCGACGGCGCGAGCAGCGTGAAGATGCGCTCGGGCGCGTCGAGCCGACCGGTGGCGGTGCACGCCGCCCCGAGCTGCTCGACGTCGGACGGGATTAGCTGCCCGGGCCACGTGCGGCAGAGCGCGACGTCGGCCGGGCACGCGCAGACGGTGCGCGCGAACGGGGGGCGGACCCCGGCGCTCATGCCCAGCGTCCGCGCCGCGTGTCGCGCGACGGCTCCGACAGCGCCGCGAGCGTCGAGACGAACGTCCCGAGGCGCGGCGCGGGATCGTGACACCAGCACGCCGCGCAGCGCGGCGCGCCCAGACACAGCCCGTGTCTCCCGACGAGGCAGTATTCACACCGCATGGGGCCTCTCCTCGCGCCGGACGACCGGCGCACACGTGGTGCAGACGGAGTTCCCGCTCACGCGCACGAGCACACGCGCGAGCCCCCCACAGCGCGGACACGCGCGCGTCTCGCGCCGCCCCCCGTTCGGGAGGCGGCGGACGGCGCGGAGCGACGCCAGCGTGTGCTGGTGCTGGATGATCGTCGCGGATCCCAGGTCGGTCATGGCGGCTATTCCTCGAACCCGATGGCGCGCCGCGGCTTCGCGGTCAGCATCGGGGCGATGGCGGCCTTGATTGCGGCGAACCCGGCCTGCACGGTGCGCCGGACGTCCGCGCGCTCGCGGATCGTCTCCGGGTCCACGCCCGTCATTAGGAGGCGCGCGCGCTCCACGAGGGCGGCGAGCGCGCCGTCCTCGGTCAGGTTGCGGGCGCGGAACGTGTCGAGGAACTCCTTGACCCGGGCCAGCGACGAATCGCGGAAGACCTGCGGCTTGCCGTTCGCGCGGTCGGTCATCTTGTCGACCATCTCGTCCACGACCTCGCTCATGGCGACGCGCAGCGCGGTCTGCACGTCCTCGAACGCGTCCGCCATGCTGCGCTCGAACTCCTGCGCCGCGCGGCTGGCGAGCGCGCCGCTGATGCGGGCGAGCTGGGCGTCCGGCACGCCGAACGCGATGTAGGACCACCGAAAATCGAAGAACCGCTCGACGACGTCGGGCGACGGGTACTCGTCCGGGTTGAAGTGCGGGCCGAGGCGCTGGCGGGCGTCCTCCTGCAGGCGCGGGTACGCGGCGACGAACGCCGCGACGAGCGGCCGGCGCTGCGCCACGAACGCGGTGAGCGTCGCGTCCACCTCGGCGACGAGCCCGAGCCCGAGCAGGTAGACGCCGTGCCGGAAGAACGTCGCGGGCAGCGCCTTCTGGTAGATGTACCGGCGCGCGTCGTTGTCCAGGCGGCGGATGGCCTGGAGCGCGTCGGACTCGAGGATGATCTTGGCGACGCGGATCATGTCCTTGTCGGCCTCCACTTCGACGGCGTCCGTGCTGAGGCGCCGCCGCGTGCCGAGCCGGGACATCGTGACGGACAGGCAGACCGCGCGCTGCAACAGCTCCAGGCCGCCGCGCGGCGCCTCGGGCGCGGGCATCGCCGCGCGCGCGGCCCCGTCGGGGTCCGTGCCGTTCTGCATCGCGGCCACGCGGGCCGCGCGCTTGACCGCGACGCGCTGGCGGGAGCCGGCGCGGTCGAACTCGGGCGACGTCGGACGCCGGGCGGGCGCGGGTGTCGTCGACTTCGTCTTGGTGGCCATTTGTGCATGGCTCCTCTCTGGACGCGCCGCGATGGGCGCGTCCGGGGCGTTTAGTGGGTGTGCGTCTCGAATCCGTCGTGGGTGTGGGAGTGGCCCGCGTCCGCGTCGTGGGTGTGCGGACGCGCCTCCGGCCGGCGCGTCGTCGTGGTCGTGCCGCCCTGGAGCGTGCGCATCTGCGCCAGGAAGGCGTCCGCGTTGGCGTGGTTGGGCGCGGACACGTCATCCGTCTCCGTCTTGATCGAGCCGTCGCGCAGGAGCGTCAGGCGAATCCGGTCAGCCATGCGTCACGTCCTCCTGCCCCCGGGCGGCGGGGGCGGTCTGGTTGAGCACCGCGCGGAGGTCGTCCGTCATCGCGAGGCCCCACGCGTCGCCGAGCGTGCCGAGCGCCCAGCAGAGCGCCTTGAGCTCGCGGCGCACGGCGACGTGGGTGGGGATCTCGCGGAGGCGCGCCGCCAGGTAGCGGGCGCGCCGGAGCAGCGTGGCCAGGTGCTGCCGCTCGTCGGCCGGGCGGTTGATGACCGTCCGCGCCGGCGTCGGCGTGCGGGTGTCCGTCTGCGGGATCATGGGCGGGGTCACTCCTCCCGGACGAGGACCAGCGTCGTCTCGCCGTCTGCGGTCGTTTCTTCCTCGACGGCCCACCCGTGCTGCGCCGCCGAGAACCCGACGACGATCCGGGCATAGGCCGTCTTGAGGGACGTGATGATCTCCGCGCGGCGCGCCTCCGTGACGCCCGCGACGGTGACGAGGTCCGCCCCGATGGCGACGCGCGCGCCGTCCGGGGTGGTGAACAGGACGCCGTCGGGCACGGGCTCGCCCGAGCGGTGGCGGTACACGGGCTGGCGCGTCGCGTGGACCCCGAACCGGTCGTAGATCGCGGCCAGCAAGAGGTCGCGCTGCGCCGCCTCCAATTTCGCGGTGGTGCGGCTCACAGTCCAACAGGGCATGGGTCAGGCCTCCTCTCGGGCGACGACCTCGGGCGGCGCGAGAGGCGCCGGCGGGAGGCGCCGCAGTTTGATGACGACTTCGGTGAGGCGCTCGCCGCCGCGCCGCGTGGCGAGCACCGCGCGCTTCGCGGCGATGCCGGGCTCGTTGCCCGTGACGCGGACGGGCGCGGCCTCGCGCCAGTACTTCCCGTTGAGGTAGGCGACGGTGGCCATCCAGAGCGCGGGCATGGCTCAGACGCCCTCCGCCGGCGCGGGCACGATCCGGTGGATCTCCTGCAGCCGCTCGAACTCCGAGAACTCCAGCGCCGGGTGCATCCCGGACGCATAGCGCGCCGTCTGCCAGCTGTACTGCGCGGGATGAATGCGGACCTTCCGCCACCGCTGCCCGCGCGTGTCGAGCCACGCGGTGTCCTCGGTGACGGTCCCGAAGCCGTCATAGACGACGGGCGCGGTCGTGTAGCGCGTCGCGCGGCCCTCCACGCGATACAGCGCCTCGCGGAGGTCGGTCAGCCGCTCGGCGAGGACGTCCGCCATCGCGCGCTCGCGCGCGCCGTGGCTCCGCGCCAGAGCCGCCTGCGTCTCGTCGAGCGCGGCGAACAGGGAGTGGATCAGGTCGAGGGTCGCCGACGTGGACATGGCTACTCCCTCCCCGCGAGCGCGCGCCGCGTCGTCGGGCGCGCACCGCTGCTGGTCGTCAAGGTGCGGCTGTACACACCGGGCGTGGACGCGGACAGGAACCGGCCGGCGGCCTGCCCGCGCAGGCGCTCGATGGTGTCCGCGTCGCTCTTGGCGATTGGCACCACGTAGGCCGCCGCGTCGAGCAACGACGCCCCCAGCGCGTGGGCGTTGTCCACGCAATTCCGGACGTCCGCGCCCGTCCAGTCCGTGTCGTCGGGCCGCGGCTGCGTCGGGTCCACCGACGAGTAGCGCGCGAGCGTGAGCCTCCAGATGGCGCTCAATTCCTCCCGCGTGGGCAGGTCGAAGTACCACAGGCCGCCACGCTGGAAACGGCGGCGCACCTCGGGCTTGAGGACGGCCAGGTCATTGCACGTCGCGGCGAACAGCGCGCCGCCCGGGCCCGCGAGCGAGTAGATCATCTTGAACAGCGCCCGAATGCGGGCCTCGGAGCCGCCCACGTAGCGGTCCGCCGTCGCGTTCAGGTCCGCGACGACGCCGAGCGTGTCGAACTCCACGGAGAGCGCGGTCGTGAGGAACGTCTTGCCGGTGCCGGGCGCGCCGAGGGCGAGGAACCCGACGTAGTCGCGGTCCTCCATCTCGCGGCAAATGACGCCCAGCCGGTCCTTGGCGGTGCCCGACGAGTCGCCCTCGCCGGCGGTGCCGCCCATCATCTTCTCGAACTCGTCCAGCCGGACGATCAGACGCGGCCGGCGCGGGCCGGCGAAGTAGCGGCGCGCCCACTCCTTGAAGGCCGCGTTCCCGCCGATGGCGTCGAACCCGACGCGGCCTCGGTCGACGGCGAGCCCGGGCGTGGCCTCGATCGCCACGCGACGCCGCTCGCGCAGATCCGCGATGTCCAGCCCGGTGGACCGGACGGCCATCGCCACCACCTGTTCCACGGACGACTCGGACAGGAGCCCGCGCACGGAGTCGACAGCGCGGGCGACGGTCGCGGGCGGCGTGTCGTCGCCCGCGACGTCTTGGACGACGCGCGTCAGCGTCGCGTCGTCCGGGGCCGGCTCGTCCAGCATGACGACGTCCGGCGCCAGCTCGGGCGTGAACGTGAACGCCGGGCCGAGGAGCACCACCGTGCGCGGCGCGGGCTTGCCCGTCTCCGCGTCGCGCGTGCCCTTGAGGGCGTCGCGAAGGTTCCAGAGCGCCTGCGCCGGGCCGGGCGGGTCGCTCGGGCTGAAGTGGCGGTGGGCGTGGACGAGGAACAGCACGCTGCGCGGCAACATCTTGGGCGCGCTCATCAGGACCTCGGCGAGCTTGGCCCCGACGGGCGGCACGCCGAGCGAGGCGACCAGCGCCTCGCCGCGCCCGGTGACGGGCCGGAGGCCGCCCGCGATGTCCCACGCGGCGGCGGCGGTCTCGCCGTTCAAGGCCTCGACCAGCCGCGCTATCGTCGCGGTCGCGTCGGGCGTCGTGATGGCGAGGAGCGGCGTGTCGGCGTTGCGGGCGTGTTTGAACGTGGTGACGAGGTCGCTGGACATGGCGTCAGGCTCCTTGTCTGGACGGCCGGGGCGCGGCCCGTCCGAGTGTGGGGGTGGGTCAGGAAACGTGGTCATCGGTCGTCTTCCGCCTGATCGTCGACGCCGGTCAGCCCGGCGAGAAAGAGCGCGGTCGCCAGGCCGCCGAGCAGCCAGGCCACGATCGCGAGCAGCACGAGCCACACCATGTCCGTCATGGCCGCACCTCCTGGTGGCACGTGGGACACGTCGCGGGCGCGGGCGTGTCGGTGAAGACGGCGACGATCGTGTCGCCGCGGTCGGCTTGACACGCGCGGCACTGCTGCCGGTAGAGGCCAATCGTGCCGCGCACACGGACGTAGTAGTCGGCGGGCGGTGCGGCCGGCGCGGGGCCGGCCGCGCGGTCGTGAGTGAGCACGCGCCGCGCGCGGCACGGACCGCACGGCGGGCGCGACGGGACGGGCAGGATCTCGGGCGTCTCGACCACGGGGGGCGTCATGGCGTCCTCCGGTTCCGGTTGGGCCTGACACGAGGCCGGTGTGGGTGAGATGGGAGACGCCCCGGCCGCGCGTTGCACGCGGCGCGGGGACGTCGGACGGGGTCTCAGAACTCGGATGTCGAGGCGGGGGGTGCTGCGGGGCTGAGGGAAACGCGCGCGGCGCGTTAGTCCGCCTGCTCGGACGACGCGGCCTTGTCGCTCGCCTTCTTCGTCGTCGCGGCCTTCTTCTTCGTCGCGGCGGGCTTCGGCGCGGGGCGAGGCCCGGGGTGCCCGTTGCCGTTCGTCTTCTTCGCCGCCTTGGCCGTCTTCTTCTCCGCCTTGGCCGTCTTCGCTTTGGGCGGCTTCGGCTTCTTCGCCGCCTTGGCCGTCTTCTCCGGCTCCGGCTTGGCCTCGACGTTGACGGTCTGCCCGTGCTTCAGCGCGGAGAGGAACGCGGCGACCAGCTTGGCGCGATCGCCGCCGTGCGTCGGGCGGCAGTAGAACTGGCCCTGCTCGCCGCTGGCGAGTGTGAAATCGAATGAGGACTTGCCGGGGATGACGGTGATCGCCATGGTCAGGCCTCCTGAGAGAGTGAGGGTGAACGTCTCGGCGGCGTGGCGCGCCGTCCGGGCGACGACGTGTCGCCGCCGCACGCCGTCCGCGTCGCGGACGAGCGCGACGACGGTGGCGCGCGGGGGCATCGGGGCCAGGCCCCGGTTCACGCGCGCGTGGTTGTCGGCACACGCGAGCGAACAGTGGAGCGACGTCCGAAAGAGCGGGCGGAACCGCACGGGACACGGCGGGTAATGACAGGTGCGCCAGCCGTCGCCGTCGTCGGGCTGGGCGGCCAACAGGTCAGCGAGCGTCGCCATCGGACGGATCCGCCTCGCCGTCGTCGGCGTCGGGCGCCTCGGCCTCCAGTTCGGCGAGCCAGTTGGCGACGAGATCGCGGACGTGCTCGCCGAGCCACCCGCCCTCGCGGCCCTCCAACTGGGCGAGGACGGTCCGGCGGATGTACTCCGTGGGCTGGGCGTTCCGCAGGAGCTCGGCAGCCTCGTCCAGCAGCGCCAGGGCTTCCTCGACGGCGTCGATCCGGTCGGCGGGCGTGATGCGCAGGGCCATGGCTCAGTCCCTCCCGAATCCGAGCGGCAGATCGGCGCCCTCGGACTCCTCGACGGCGGTGGTCAGCGCGGCGACGTCGTCCTCGTCCGGCTCCAGGTCGATGTTGCAGAGCGTGTCCAGCTTCTCGCCGAGCGCGGACTGCGTCAGGTTCTCGGGCAGGTTGTCCTTCCACGCCTCGTACTCGTCGCGCACGTCCTTGATCTCGCCGATGGCGGTGACGAGTTGGTCCCGCGCGGCGATCAGGTCGTCCAGCGCGCGACGCGCGGCGGCCGTCGCGTCGTTCCACCGCGCGGACCGCGACTTCGGGCGGACGCGCTTCGGGCGCGGGGCCGGCTGGGGCGGCGACGCCTCGGGCTGGCTCGGCGCGTCGGTGAGGGTGAGCGTGTTCGCCGCGTGCTCCGGGGCGCAGTAGGCGTACAGCGCGGAGTGGACGGGACACACGTCGAGACGCTTCGCGGTCGTCGTCATGGGTGTGGGCTCCCTTTGGCCCGGGTCGGGCCGGTTAGAGGTTGAACGCGAGGCGGATGGCGCGCGCGGTCGCGGCGTCCACCGTCTTCCGCCGGAGGCGACGCGCCCGGTCGGCCGGGCGTTCCGTCCACCGGTCGTAGGGCCACAGGCTGCCCGCGCCGCCCGATTCGGCGGCGCGTTGCGTGCGTTCGTTCTGGACGATGGCGGAACGGGACAGGGCGCGAATCGCCGTCGCCGACAGGTTCATCGGCGACCTCCCTTTCGATCCCAGCGGTCTCGATCCCGTGCCGTCCATGTCAGGCGATGGCACGGAGACGTCCACTTCATCCGGCCCAGGGTGACGACGCCGTCGCGGACGCGACGGCGACAGACGAACCACGTGGCGCCGCAGCGCCGGCACGTGCGGCGGTACGTCTGCGCCTCGGTCTCGGTCGTGCGCGGGCAGCGGAGCCGCGTCAGCCCGCCGCAGCAGGGGACGAACGTGGTGATGACGTCCGACCCGCGACGGGTCGGCGCATTGGTGAAGGTCCGGTACGACGTCGGCCAGAACGTGCGCGCGGTCATCGGCCGGCCTCCTCACGCTTCCGGGCGTCGGTGTAGCCGTCGCGGTAGCCGATGGCGTACCAGGTCCGGGTGTCGATGGCCTTGGCGGGCTCGTGGTTCCTGGCGTCGCGCTCGCCGTGGGCATAGCCGCGGTTGTAGATGTGCTCCGGCATGGTGTGGGCTCCTTGGTGCCCCGTGCGGGGCGGGTGTGGGTTTCGGCCTTCGATTCGGCCATCGTCAGGGCGCGTGTCACGCGCCGACCCGATCCACGGCGAGCAGGGCGTCGGCGGCATCGTCCAAGGTGTGGGACGTCCGTCGGCCTCGGGTGGCGCGCCGTCTGGCGTGCAGGGGGCGCTGGCGGGGCTCGTCGTGGATATGGGGTGCGCGCATCGGGCGCGCGTCCGTCGGGCTCATGCGGGCCGCAGGTCGTGCGGGCTCCGGCTCGGGCTCACGGGCCGCTCTGAGGCCAGGCTGGCGTGAAGCGCGTAGGCCGCTCAGAGGCCGCGCGCCGTAGCGCGCGGGGTTCGTCACTCCGCGGGATCGTAGGCCGCGTCTCGCCGCCTCCCCCGCTCCGTGTCCCTCACGCGGGCTTTTGTCCGGTGCCCGCTCCGTCCGTCTCGTCGGGTCCGTCCGACTCCCGCTGGTCCGGCTCTCAGCCCGCGCCGTCCGGGTCTAGGCGCGTCGTATCGTCCGATTCGTTCGTATCGCACGATACGCTTATATAATGAAGGGACGGCGGGGAGAAATCAAGGTCTATCCTGCTCAATGAAAACGCGCAGTTAACCCGTCACAGGCCGTGAGAATTCCGCGAAAATCACGGGTCCGCCGGCCCCGACGTGTGGCACGTCGAGACGTCCAGGGGCACCGCGCGCGTCGGAATCGACGCGCGCGCGTGGCGCGTTACAGCCCTTGCAGCGAGACGGGCGAGCCGTCGTCGTCGTCGTCGGGATCGACGCCGACCTCGCTCAGCCGGACGACGCCGGCGCGCGGGTGGACGCGCGCGTGCGGGAGCGCGAGCGGATCGTGCGGGAACGTGATGACGGCGGCATCATCGCCCACGGTGACGCGCACGACGAGGGCGCGCGCCGTCGAAATCAGGCTGACTGCAAAGTGCCGGTCGTGCGCAGCAGGCATTCCACGCGCTCCTGATCCGGCTCGGCCGGACCGATGTATGCGAACACGGCATTCGGACGCCCGCCGAAGTAGCCGTGCAGATTCTTCTTCGGCGTCGTCCAATTGGGCGTCGACCACTGCCCCGGACGCTTGACGCACGCCCATCGGGGCGACGTCGCGAACGAACGGATCAAGGCCGGGTGCGCCGGGTACGTGTGGACGCGCAGCCCGCGCGCCTTGTAACAGGCGCCCAGCAGGTCGATCAGCACCAGCGCGAGCCCGAGCCCTTGCCAGTCGGGCAACGTGACGAGCCGCGAGCAGCCCCAGATGTCGGTCACTTTCGGGTGAGGCCGGTACATCATGCCGGCGAACGACGCCGGCTGCCCGTTCACGGCGAGGACGTAACACTTGGCGCCGCGATGGAGCGACGCCGTCAGATAGTGAAACCGACGAAACACGTCCCAGGCCCCGTGGGGCACCCGCGCCACTTCGACGTTGAGCCGGGGGCGGGGTTGAACCGACCTCCGGCTGAACGTCAGCGTGGCGGGCTCGAGGAGCCAATCGGGCTGGAGCCAGTCGACGACGTCGTAGTGGCACGTCGCCGCCACGAACTGCCGGCCGGGCGTCCGACGCACCCATTTCTGGACCGCGTGCGCGCCGATCTTCGCCACCTGGCGGTCGACCACGGACGTGAACTCGTCGACGACGATCGGTGTCTCGGCAGGCGTCTCCAGAAGCCGGCGCGCCAGCTCGACGCGGAACCGTTCGCCGTTGGAGAGCACGGCATAGGGGCGCATCCAGGCTGGGATGGTGTTGAACCCGACCGCCTGACAGACTGCGCTGATCGCGTCCATCGTCTGCGCGCGGTCGAAGTCGTCGACGACCGCCTTGGCGTCCCACGTGAGATCGCGCGGCGCGCCGAACAGCGCCCGGAGCAGCGTGGACTTGCCCGACCCGGACGGCCCGACCAAGAGCCCCAGCTGCCAGGGCTCGGCCTCGATCGGCGCCTCGCCGGCCCACTCCAGACGCGACGTCGTCGCCAGCGGGACGTCGAAAAGAGCCGCGAGTTGCTTAACCCTGGCGCTTTGGGACAGCGGGGTTTCAACCGCCACGTCAATCTTCATGCGGACTGCTCCTCTCTGAATCGGTCGTCATTGGCGACGGTGCGGCCGTGCGGGCCCATGTAGACGATCCGGGCGCCCTCGGGGAACAGGGACCCCAGCGCGCCCGTGTACGGCTCGATCCGCGTGATGGGCTGGCCGTCGAGACTGTCCCCGACCTGGATCGTGCGGCCGGCGATGCGGCCGCCCGTGGACGTGACCAGCCGGCGGTAGCGGCGGCGGCTCATATGATGAGCGCCTTCACGTCCAGGCCCTCTTGGGCGAACCGTTCCAACAAGGCGTGTTGCTCCGCCTCGTCGCGACACGTCACGATGACCTGATAGACGCGCCGGACGCTCAAATCGACCGGCGGCCCCGGCCCCGCCAGGCGTTTGAGCAGCGCGTCGACGTCGTCGCCATCGTAGCCGACCCCGGCGAGGGCGCCGGCCGCGGCGAGTTCCTGGAGCATGGTGGCGAGGAGCGCGTCGTCCCAGCCGCCGAGCGTGACTAAGCGATTCAGCGCGATGGCGGCCGCGCGCTCGTCTTGCTCCGTCAGCGTCACGTAATCGACCGGGACCAGCCACTCGTCGTCATTGCGCACGACGACGCCGACCGGGGGCGACTCGCCCGCGCGCTTCAACGCGGCGAGCGTCTCCAGTCGGCCGTGCCCGGAGACGGTGTGGCCCGTACGCCGGTTGACCACGACGCGCTCCAGGAATCCGAAGCGCCCCATGCTCTGCGTGATCGCGCCGACGTCGTGGCTCTTGGGATTCCCGGGCAACGCCTGCGCCGTCGACAGCGGCATCAGCCCGGGCGCCAGCGCCACCTCCGGCTCCGGACGACCCTCGGCGCGAGCGCGTCGCGGCGTCTTCTTCGTGAAGACGGTCGGGGTCGGTTTCATCGGCGCTCCTCCCCCAGCCCCCGCTGACAGGCAAGGAGCGGGCGATCATGGTCTGAGCAATCGGATGTGGCGAGCCACACATCCGCGTCCTCAAGCGTCTGACAGACTGTCATCGCAAAGCCGCCCTCACCAAACAGGTTGGACCGGAATTCGATAAGGTAGCCGCCCCTCACGGCCCGGATGTACACGCACACATCACTCATGGGGCCTCCGGGAATTCTCTGATCCGGAGATCCTCGGGCCATTCGCTCGGGTCGCCGCCCTTGCGGTCGCGGCACTCGAGGAAGTGTTCGCCGTCGCGCACGCGATAGTAGGCGCGGTCCCGGAATGGCGCCTCGTATTCCCACCGGTCCATTGGGGCGATCCGAGGCCATGCCCCGAGCTGCTTCACGAACACCGGCACCCCGGCCGCCCGGCACTGCCGAACGATCGACCGCGCCCACGCCAGATCGCAGGGCCGCGCCTTCATGGTACACTCCGTATGCGGAGGTATAAGCTATGCCGAGACACCGTAAGGGCGTTGCCACTCCTATTCTCGCGGACGAATACCTTGGTGGGCTCACAAGTGTTGACTTGGCGGCTAAGTACGGCATGACCCCGGCAGCAATATGCCGTCGCCTCGGCAGAGCCGGTGTCCGACTGCGACCCGCTCGTCGACGCACCATATACGACAAGGCTGAACTCGCGGTTGAGATCGCATCCGCCTATAGGTCTGGAGAGCCGATGAATCAGATAGGCGTCAGATTCGGGGTCAGCCGAAGCACCGTATGCCGCGCGATTCATTCGGCAGGCGCTAGCACGCGCCCACATGGCCTTCGGCGGCGAACAGTCAGTGTTCCCACCGGTATCAATCTCGGCTATCTGGCTGGACTCTTTGACGGCGAAGGCAACCTCCAAATGCGATACAAGTCTGAAACCTCCTTGGCGTGCAAGATCGCCATCTACAGCACGACGCCCGAGGTCATGACTTGGTTGACCGACAATGTGGGCGGCGCGGTGCGATGGGATCATGCGAGAGTAAAGCGACGCGGATGGTTGCCCATTGGGTCGTGGTGCGTCTATCGGGCACAGGATGTCGCTGCGTTGCTCGCGGCCATGCTGCCTCTCCTCCTCGTCAAGAGAGCGACGGCAGTGAAGACTCTTCGCGTCATTCGTTCTAGGCTTCATCTCACGATTCCCCGCCCACCACCACCCAATCCAGCGCAGGCTGACGCGGGGGGAACCACGGACTAAAGTCCACCGGCCCGAGTAACGGTTCCGCACTGACCCACCGCACCTCGGCCGGCGTCTCCAAGAGCAGCGGGATCCGTTCATCCGCCGTCGCCTGGTCCTCCACGGAGACGCCGAGCCAGACGTGTTTCCACACTGGTCCAAACGGCGCTCGGCCCTGCTCTCGCAACGTCGGGTTGATCCGCTCGATCACGGCGGCCATACGCTCGGGCCGCTTCGTGAGAAGTTGGTAGGTGTGCCACCACGCGCCGCCCATCACTTCGAAGATGCTGAGCACCCACTCGTCGGGCACCGACTCATGGAATAGGTCGGACAGGCTGTTCACGAACACTCGACGCGGCGTCTTCCACCGGAGCGGCAGCGACAGCGCCGACTCGACCAGCCGCACCTCGCCGGTCCATCGCGGCTCGCCGCCGACGAGCTTGGTCAGGCCGCGATGCTGCGGCGCGAGGCCGCGATGGACCAGCCGCTCCGCATAGCACCGTTGGCAGCCAGCCGAGACGCGCGAGCAGCCGACGAGCGGATTCCACGTCGCCTCCGTCCATTCAATCGTGGTCCCCGTGCTCATGGCCCGACCCGCAGCTGCACGGTCATCGCGATCTCGCACGCCGCCGCGCTCGTCGCGCTCTTGCCCGGACACCGAAACTCCAGAAAGAGCTGATCCCCGGCCGCCATGTGGTGCCCGGGCTCTGGGAGCATCGACCAAGGAATGGCTTTGACTGCGTGTGATCGGCCGATGACGGCATCGTCTGGCGAGAACGAAAAGAGCACCGTGTCCAACAAATGGGGCGTCCCCCCGTCATGCCACAGCCGCACCTCGACGTAGAGCGGGAGCGGCGCCGTGGGGTACACCCAGCCGCTCCAGCCGACAATCCGCACCACGTTGCCGGGAATCTGCGCGGCCGGGAAATCCACCCTGACGAACGGCACCTCGGCACCCACGAACCGGGTGACCGGCACCCACACGCCGACCGGGACCACGTTGCGCGGGTCCCCGTCGTGGGCGGCGCCCGCCGCGAGCGGGAGAAGCAGGAGCAGCCAGAACAGGACTCGTCGCATGGCGTCGCCTTTCACAGCCGCACGTCGGAGCCGCGCTTGTCCGACACGATGTTGAACTTATCGCGCACGGCGTCCCCGAGATGGATGCCCGCCCGAGCGGCGAGCAGATCCGCGTAGATCACCACGTCGGCCAGCTCGTGTCCGAGCGCCTCTCTCGATGTCGCCAGCGTGAGGTCGCCCCGGTGAATCTTCTTGATGAGGTTGCACGCCTCGCCGGTCTCTCCGGCCATCGCGCAAGCCCATTCCGGCAGCGACCACGACCGGACCGGATGAAAGACCTGTTCGGAGCGTTTAACGTTGGCCTCGCGGAGCAGGTCAAAGGTCAGGCCATGCGTGGAATATCCCATAACTCCTCCTTCCGCCGTCATGTCGTCGGCTCCTCTCGCGTGGGGGGTGCCACGGTGGCAGAATCTGCGGCCCGCAGGGCGCGCAGGGCGGCCCGTGCACGATCGCGCCAATATTCGGCAGCGGCTGGATACCACTCGATAACGGCGTCCCAGGACATCATGTCGCGCGCAGATGGGTAAATCGCCAGCGCCACCCGCTCCACGGTCTCCGGCGTGTCGGCCAGCGTCGCCTCCGCCGCCTCGGCGCGCTGCTTCTCCTGCGCAATCTCACGTCGCAGGTTCGCCACCTTAATCTCGCCCGGTTGATGGATCACGTCGTGTTCCGCCATGATGTCAAGCGGGCAGCTATCGCTCGGGCAGGTACAGTCCAGCTTGTCGTCCAGTACATCAGCGAGCGCCCGCGCGAGACGTTCCCGCTCCCGCTGTGCCGCGTCGAGGGCGTCGAGCAATAGCTTTGTCGTACACGGCCACTCCTCCCGGCAGCCTACGCAGAGCCCACGTGTCTCGACGTAGCCAGGCGCACGCATGTGGTGTTCGCTCACGTGCAAGGCCCGCAGCCGCGCGAGCTGCTCGGAGGTCATGGCCGCGTCACCTCCGCCAGCTCCTCCCGGGTATACGGCACGCACAGGAGCACCGAGCCATGCCCGGGCACCGTGCAGAGGTAGTACGGGGCCGCCGCGCACCCCGTCAGGGCCAGCACTAGGGCCACGAGCGCCAGCATCGCGAGCGCCAGAATCACCTCGGGTCTCATGCCACCCCCTCGCCGGCCACCGCCTCGGCCGCCTCGATCCAGATGCGGCACGCACGCTGGAGGACGGGGTCCTCCGCCGACCCCGCCTCCCGCGCCGCCTCCGCCGCCGCCCACGCCGCTCCCGCCGCCGCCGCCCCCGCCGCTTCCGCCTCCGCCGCCGCCCACGCCGCTCCCGCCGCCGCCGCCGCCGGGAGCGTGTCGGCTGCCCGGCACTGATCCCGGACGGCGGACGTGAGCCCAGGCAGTTCCGCCACAATCTGACGCACGGTCTCGATCACCACGCGCTTCGCCCACCGATTCCGCTGCGCGCGGGTCCACGCCGGCCAGTCCCACAGCGCCTCGACCACGGGCACGAGCGCGGCGGTGCGCGCGGCATCGGAGGACCAGGGACCGTCGTTCAGTGGCCGGAGATCGGGCAGGCCGGCATGGGTCGGTTCGTCGCACCACGCGAGCCCTCGCGCCACACTCGCCGCCTCGAGCGCGCACGCCTGGCCGTCGGGCTCGTGCTTACCATGGCGCAGCACGCCGCCAAATCGGTCTCGGACCACGTCGCGGAAGGTCGTGTTGGTCATAGCTCCTCCTTGCTTGTCATGGCATCATTCCTCCAGGCCCACCAGCCACGCGCCCCATGCCAGCACGCCGCCGGCCCCGAGCACCAGGCCCAGCAGCAGGGCCACGACGATCGCGGGCCGGCTCATGCGTCAGACCTCTCCTGGCCCACGATGTCGTCCCACTCCAACACCGAGAGCCAACACGCCCGCCACATGTCCTGCGCGGTCGCCCGGAGCGCCGTTTCCGTGGTCATTCTCCCTCACCTCCCCGCCCGAGCGTCCGCCAGTTCCGCTTCCATGTCCCGGTGCAACTCCAGCCAATAGGCCAGGTCCATCATCGACAGCATCAGCTCAGAGACGGCGCGCACCGTGCGCAGCTGCTCTGTGCCGATTTCCGCCAAATGGACCCCCGGTGCCCCGGATCGCATCCACAGCAGCCGATGCCCGCACGCACAACGCGCCGCGGGTCGGCGCGTTGTGCAGTCCGTCGGCAATGTCGCCGGAGTGTCCAAGCCGGTGAGGTCTATCCCGGTGAGGTCTATCCCGGCGAGCGTGGGGCCGGCGGGATGACGGGCCTCCACCCCGGTGCAGATCAGCACGCGCTCGGTCATGCCGTCGTCCGTTTCATCGCGAGCACGTGGTCCTCGATCCGGTCCAGGATGTCCTCCGCGTGAATGAGACACTTCTTCTCGATCAGGCCTTGATTGTGGGCGGCGGTGAAAATCATGCTGTAAAAGGCCGAGCCCAGCAACGAGAGGTGAGCGTCCTCGGGCACGTCGGTTTTCTGCACCCTGTCGAATTGATACACCACCACCGTCGGGTGCGCGGCGTGCTGCTCCCCTACGGCACACGTGGCCCACGCTTTGGCCTCGGCGACCTCCAGCGGGGTCGGCCCGCGCCCCTCCGCCCGCATCGCCGCCAGTCGGTCACGCCAGGTCATCGCATGTCCTCCTTCACGCGCGCCAACGCCTGCCGGATCTTGGCCAGCTCGGCTTGGGCGGCCTTGCCGGCAGCGACCCGCGCGACCAATTCACGCACCCGCACGACGAGCGTCCCCCGGGGCTCTCCGTTGCTGGTGAGTGGCGACGCCACCACGGGGGCACGATGTCGTCGGCGACGGCCGTTCGTCGCCGCCCCAGGCGACGGCCCGCGCGGACATGTCGCGCTGTGCCCGGGCGCGCGTTTGCAATACCCGCAGGGGCGGCTCGGCTTGCGTGTCATGGTCCTCGTGCGGGAGTCCGACCGCGCCACGCGCCCCGGTCGGGCCGGCGGGGCCGCCGTCGAGACAGACGCCGGGGGCCACGGTTCCTCCCCGTCGGCGTAGGTTTCGTCGATCGGCACCCGATGCTCGCTGAGCCGGTGGGCCGCCATTTCGGCGAACGTTTTGTAGGCCCGCGTACAGCCGGCGTTGAAACAATCGACCAACGCGTGCTCGTCGCGGACCAGCGCCTCGCTGTGTGGGCTCGTCATGCCGGCTCCTCTCGCAAGTGAATGGTGAGCGTCACGCCGCGCCGGCCGTCGACCACCTGGTCGTACGTGAACACGTGCCCGGCGCTGTCCCGATCGTCGTGGATCACCCCCGCGTCCCGCAGCCCGTCCACCAGGGGCTTACACGCCGCGCGCAAGTTGTCGTGGGAATCGAACCGCCGCGCCACGTGGGCCAGCAGATGGACCGCCTTGGGGGCGTCGCGGCGGGTGATGGTCCAGCGCAACCCCGGCCCGTGTGGGTTGCGCAGCGCCGCCCACACGGCCAGACTCGTCGTCTCGCGCTGCCGCTGCGCGCGCGCGTTGCGCGTGTAGCCGGTCTCCCACGTGTTCAGCGGATTGACCAACCGCGTGGCGACGAACACCACGATCCCATGCGCGTCCACCGTCGCGGGGGGATCAGGCGGGGGCGGCCGTACGGCGCGCCTCACAGGGGACTCGCCGCCGCATCGCCGCGCACGCGTCGCGTCCGCAACAGTGGCGCGAGCTCCGGCATGTCGGCGATCAGATCCCGCGCCACGTAGGCGCGGTAGTCGTTGTTGAGTTTGAAGCCGGCGGCATCGGGCGCCCATTCCGCGTGGACCTCCCAGCGCACGCGCTCCGCGAGCAGCCCGATGCCGAACCGCCGACGGCGCGCGGCCATATCCGCCGCGAACCGCCGGAACAGCGCCAGGACCTCGGGATGCGTCCGCGCCCATTCGCGGTAGCGCGCCTCGAGATCCGTCCGTCGCATCGCCCCCGATCCTCTCCGCTACTTCGTCTTCGATGTCGCGGTCGACTTCGTCGCCGCGCGACGCGGCGTGGTCTTGACGGGCTCGGGCGCCGGAGCCGGGGGGACGTGTTTCGTCACGTCAAACCCCAGGCGTTTGGCGATGGCCGGGAATCGGTCGACCGCATCCCAGCGACGCGTCAGATCCATGAGCGCGTGGAACGCGGCGAGCCGCACGACGTCCGCCGCGCCGTCGCCCGGCGCGACCATCCTGACGAGATCCGGCGCCAGCGTGCGCCCGTCGAGCAGGATCGCCGCCAACGGGGTACCGACCCCCGCCGGCAGCGTGCGCACGTGTTTGCCGAGCGCCCGGCACAGGCCCGGTCGCGCGGTCTCCCATCGTCGGCGCGCGGCGGCCTCGCGCTCGCGTTCGGCGACGTCGGCCGCGCGCTGCTTGGCGTAGCGATCGTCCGCCGTGCGCGCCTTCGCGCTCTCGATCGACCGCGCTTGGGACGCCTTCTGCTCCGCCGCCCAATGCGCCTTACAGGCTTTCTTCTCGATGCAGACGCGCACCGTCTGCCCGCGCGCGAACCCGACGACGAAGACGCCCGTCACGGCGCGCGCACAGGTCGGGTGCCCCTTGCTGCCATCGGCGCGCTTCCACGAACGCGGGCCGTACACGCGTTGCCCGTCGCGCGCCTCGGGCTGAATGAAGTGGTCGTGCGTGATCGGCACGACGCGCTCGGCGCGCTCGGTCGCCTGCGCCACCGCGCGCGCGGTCTCAGGGAACAGCTCGCCGTCCACCGTGTCGGGCGTGACCTTCACGTGCTGATCGATCCACGCCGCCAGCTCGCGGACGCTAATCGCGCGGACGGAGTCGGCTTGTGCGGTGGGGGCGTCGGGATCGTAGAGCAGCGTTTCCGGACGGAACAGCGGGGTGTCGGCGCGAGAGCCTTTGCGTCCCACCAGAGATTTCTGGACGTCCGGGCTCACGCGCGCCAGCAAGATCGCGTGCCCGAGCGTGAGCGTGCCGTCCGTCACGAGCGCCCGCGCCTCGCCGATCAAGCCGAGCAACGCGAGCCGATCCACCACGTACCGGACGGGACGGCCGACGCGCGCCGCGACGCGGGCGACGGACTGCCCGGCTGCCAGGAGCGTCCGGTAGCCCTCGGCTTCGTCCAGCGGCGAGAGCCCCTGACGTTGCAAATTCGCGACGAGCGCGATCTCGTGCGCCTCCGTGGGCGACGCGGTCACGACGCGCACCGGCACGCGCTCGAGCCGCAGCGCCCGCGCCACTTTCAGCCGGCGATGGCCGTCCAACACCGTGTACGTCGCGTCACCATTCGCGACGACCAACAGCGGCACCAGCACCCCGTGCGTGGACACCGACTCGCTCAACGCCCGCTCCGCGGGCTCGCTGTCGGGCGTGATCGTCTCGCGGACATTGCCGTTGGTCGTGAGCGCGCTCACCGGCACCTCGGGGGCGTCGAGCGCGCGCGCAGCGGTCGAGACGGACTCTGTCATCGAGAGACTCCTTTCTTGCGCGAAGACGCGACGGGGGCCGCCGTCGCTCGGCGAGCGCGGAGACTCGCGCCCGGCAATTCGTAGACGCGGCCCCAGGCGCGCCAGCGATCGATCGTGCGATCGGTGACGCGCGCCTTGAGCTGCTCGGTCGTCAGATTCGTCGTGAACACCGTGGGCCGACATTCCGCCTCGCGGGTCCAGATCACTTCGTCGATCTGCCCCTCCAGATACGAGCCGGCGGCTTTGATGTATTCGGCGCCGAAGTCGTCGCACACCAGCACCGGCGTGTGCAGCGCGAGCGCGCGCGCCTCCGCGCGCCGATCGGGGTCCATGAGCATCGCGCAGAGCGCCGGGAAGTAGACAAAGCGCCGCCCGATCGGCGGCACCTGCAACAGGCCCCACGCGGCCGCGTAGGTCTTCCCGATGCCGGTCGGGCCACAGAGCACGACGCAGTCGCCCGCGTCGCGCCCGCTCGCGAGCCACGTCCGCATGGCGGCGAGCGCGGGCGTGTCGGCGACCGCCGGGGCCGCCTGCCCCACCGTGCCGATCAGTTCGCCCCGGAGTCGGAGCGGAATGCCCACGCGTTCCGCCACGGACAGCGCGTGCGAGCGGGCACGCTGCTCGACCTCGTCGGAGCTTGACGCGTCTGCGACGACCTCGCGCCCGCGCAGGTGCGCCAACACCGTGTCCACGACCGTGGCGACCGGCGTGGCCGTCACAACGTCACCTCCCGCGCATCGCGCCGATCCGCCCACGCGGCGTTGACGCGTCGCGCGTCCGGCATCGCGCGCAGTCCCGGCCGGCCGCGCGCGTCGCGCTCCGCGGTGCGGAACCAATTGCGCAGGAACCGGGAGAAATCGACGTAGCGTCGCGTGGAATCGGCGAGCCAGAGTTCGGCTCGGGCGATCTCCGTCGCGATGTCCACCGTGGGGAACGCGCGGCCCCACGCCGCTCGGTCGTCGGCGACCATGCCCGTCAACCGTCGCGTCGCGCGATCGTATGTGATGCGTTGGGCCGGTCGCAATTCGTGGTCAGTCGCCACTACGGACGACTGCACGGAACGGATTAACTTCGACGGAGACGGAGAACTACTCGGAAACGGAGTAGTTTCCGACGTGCGTACGCGCGCGCGTTCCTTAGAAGTCGACTGTCCGCCGGACATGTCCGCCGGACATTTCGGTTGTCCGCCGGACATTTTCGCGCGTTGTCGCTGTTTCTGCGTGCGCCACGTGTCGCGTCGCTCGTCGTCTCGCGTGCGCATGGTCGCCAGCTCCTTGGTGAGGCGTCGGAGGTCGTGCACGAGCGCGCGGCGATCGGCCGGTCGTCGCGTCATGCGGGGGAGTCTCCGAGGGTATCGAGGACGGTGATGACGACGCCGGCCGGCCCGCTCGCGTACGCCATGCGACTGGCCAGCGAGCGAATCGACCGAATGGCCGAGCCCTGTCGGCCGATGACATGGCGCACCGCGCGCGGGGTTGAGGCAATGTCGATGTAAAGCGCCTCGGGCGAGACGGTCTCGACGATCGCCACGGGCGAGTCGGGAATCAATTGGCGCACGGTCGCGTCCACCCACACCGTAATGGGATGTCGCGTCGCCATCAGCGCGCTCGCGTCGTCTTCGGGCGTCGCCGGGCCTGGCCGTTCGTCGGCTGCGGCGGCGTCTCGGGTGCGGCGCCGAGCGCGACCGTCAGCGGGTACTCGGCCTTGAACACGTCGACGCCCTCCTGTTCTTTGGCCCAAATGCGTTGCGCCGCCAAGAACAACTCCCACTGATCGGCGACGTCGTGGTAGCGGTACCGCACCCGATTCCGTCGGTAGCCTAACTGGAGCAGCCCCAAGCGGACGTCGGCGGCCGTGAGACCGTGCGGCTCCAAGAGCGTGGCAGGGAGCAGCTGCTTGTACCCGGACAACTGGATCTCGTATTCCGGCCACACGTCGTTGCCCGTCTTGAAATCGATGAGGCGCGCAAAGGGCTCGCGCGCGAATCGCACGAGCCAATCCATGGTGCCCGCCACATTGTGCTCGTCGGAGAACAGCACCGTGTCGCGCGCCAGCGTGACCATCGCCCCGTGTTGCGCCATCATGAACGTGCACCACGCGACGAAACTGACGATGCACTCCCATTCCTCGACGGTGAACGCCTCCGCTTGCCCGGTAGTGGGATTGAGAAACGTGGCGTCATTCCACGTCACGGGGCGCCCGTCGATGAGCGCCGTACACGCTTGGTGGACCTTGGAGCCTTTGTCCGCCGCCGCGCGCTTGATCGCTTGCGCCTCGTCCCAGCCGTGTTGCGCCAGCCATTTGTAGAAGCCGATGCCCTTGGGGTAATGGCCGGCGACCCAGGTAATGGACGGGACGTAGCGATACTCCGGCAGCCCCGTCGTGGCGTTGAGCGCCGTGCGCGCGTACCAGCGTTCGTCGGCGACGGTGACGCGCACGACGTCGTGGTCGACTTGCACGATCTCTTTGCGGATCATCGCCGCACCGGCGCCAACGTCTCGAGATGCGCCTTGAACTCCGCGAGGCGCGTCGGCTTTTCGGCGAGGTCGGTCAACAGCGACGTCTGTTGCGCGATGTCGGCGAGGTCGATGTCCGTGCTCTTGTACCGATGGAGCAGATACATCGCGTAGGGTTTCGCCTCGATGCCGAGCGCCTTGGCCGCGGCGTAACACCGCTCAATCGTCCACGGCTCGTCCGCGACCGGGTCGATCGGCGGCGCCGCCGGCAATGCGGCCGGCTCGTCCGGGTCGTCGTGATCGTCGGGGTCGTCGACGATCAGACTCGGCAGCGCGGTCAGGTCGCGGCCGCGCGCCTTGAGAGCATCCATCACCGTGAAGTTGCACCGCACGGTGACCGGCCAGCCGGTCTTCGCGAGGCGCGAGCCATCCTCGCGCCGGATCTGGACCTCGGTCGCGATGCGCTCCAGCGTGAACGGGATCTCGGTTAAGCGGCCAAACACGCGCGCGAAGACGTGCAGTTGATTCCACAGGTCGGCGATGCGTTGCGCGCCGCCGATCAGGACTTGATACACGCCCACCGGGCCGTCGATGACAATGACGTGGAGCCGCCCCTTGGGTTTGGCGCCGCACACGCACTCGGCCTCGTCGGCGCGGCGGCGACAGACGCCGACGAGTTCGGCGCCGCCCTCGCGCGGCAGTTCCACGTAGTTGCGACCGTCGCAGCGGAGCGTCAGGAGCGCGCCGCTGTAGCGCGTGTAGTTGGCCGTGAGGACGTGCGCCGGGTCATCGAAGGGGAACAGCACGCGGAGCGTCTTCGGCTCCGCGCCCAGCAACGCGCGCAGCGTGTCCGGCAGGACGAAGTAGTCGACTTCGGACGGGATGGTGACGGGCTCGCCGTTTTTGATGGCGGGTTTCCCGTCGCGGACGAGGGGGACTTTGATCCCCAGGCGAATGACGCCCATGCGCGGCAGACGAGAGCGATCGGCGATCTGCGGAGGGATCATCGAGGGAACCTCCCTTTACGGGTGTCGGAGTGTTGGGGACCGGCTCACCACGTCCAGTCGAAGGCGATGATCGAGAGCGCGAGCGACACGATGCCGAAGACGAGTACCAGGAGCACCACCCCGCCGATGTCGCGCGGGGCCAGGAACGGATACTCGCCATCGAGGCGCGCGCGTTGACGGGCGCGCGCGCGCAACGCGAACGCCGTCACGCCGGGGTCCAGAGTGTGCGGCGCGAGCAACCGGGCGACATCACGGCGGAGTTTCATCGGGCGCCTCCTTTCAGGTGTGGCGGCCGCAGCCACGCGTGCGTCCGCGCCGACCAGACGGGCGACGCGGGCCGCACGGACGCGGCGACGTACGCGTCCAGGTCCAATGCGCGCATGCGGACGGCCGCGCGCGGCCCGAGCCCGAGCTTGACGACCGGGAAGCGGCGTTGACTAATCCAGCGCCGAATACACGCGGGTGTGACCGCCAGGTAGCGAGCCGCGTCCGCGACCGTGAGGAGCCCCGCGCGCTCGGTCATCGGCGCGTCGTCGCGCTCACCGGGCTGACAGGTGTCACGCGCGCGGACACGGCGTCATCAGGCTCGCCGGCGATCCGACGCAGGAGACGTTGCGCGCCCTCGACGTCGGCGCGCATCATCAGCGCGATGCACCCGAACAGCACGCCGCTCACGCCCAAGAACGTCGGCCACGTCATCGTGGGCGGCTTGACGTCTTGCAGCACGTCGAACAGATCCGGCCCGACGCGCACTTGGTCGAGCCCGGGCCACCCGAGGTCGATCCGTTTGGACCGCGTCTGGTCGAGAAACAGGTTTGGAACGGCCATGACGGGCACCTCCCTGGCGGGCGCCGGCCGCCGTCACGCGCGCGATGCGCAGGAACAGCGGGAGTGAGACGGAGCGGCCGGCTCGATAGTTGGACATCATGGCGCGACCGACGCCGCACCGGCGGGCCAATTCCGCGTGAGTCCAGCCCAAATGTCGGCACGCGGCATCGATCCACGCGACGTGCCGACGCCAGACGGCACGCGGGATGCGAGAGCGCGGCCGGCCCGGCTTGAGCGTGATGACGCGCCTTGACAGCAGGCGGCGCCACGCGGTAGACGTTTCAGTAAACGACATGGTCGGATTCTAGTGCATGAACGTCTGTGATGTCAAGGAGAGTCTATGACGGCACCGAAAGTGTTATTCGGCGGGAAATTCCGGGCCGAGCGCACCCGACTCGGCGTGAAGCAGAGCGACGTCGCGGCGGCGGTCGGCGTGACGTCGGTCAGCGTCTCGCGCTGGGAACGCGACGAGACGGAACCAGGACTTGCCGAATTCATCCGACTCGGGCAATATTTCGGCCGGTCGGTGGCGTGGTTTCTCGACAACGGCGCGAGTGAGACCGTGACGGCGCCGCCACCACCGGCCCCCGCGCAACTCATCGCGCAGGGCGAACTCGTGGCACTGGCGGCGGCTCGAGAGGCGATCGATCGGGAACTAGCGCGCTCGCTCCGCGCGTTTATCGAGCGGTTTGACGTCGACGCGTTGCCGCCTGCACTCCGACGACTCGCTCAGGAGGACGATCATCGGCAAGATCCCGTCGTCACGCGAGGGCCTGCTCATCGCAGCACCATTGCGCGCCGTAGAATGGACCGACCGCGTCGTCCGGCGCGTGGACGCATCGCCTGATGGGCGCTTCACGGTCGATGCGCAGCTGCGCGTCCAGCGCGTTACCATGAATCCCGACGTGACGTGGCTGGTCGACGCCGACGACGTGCTCGGCCGGCGCCTCGCCGACGCGTTCCCGCCCTGGCTGGCCGAGGTCTTTGGGCACGCGGTCGCGTTGACGTTTGCGTATCGCCGCGCCGTCCCGTTCTCGTATGAATGGGTGGCTCACGGGATCGCCCACGCGCGCATCGGGTGGGCGCGCGCGCGCCGCGCCGCGCCGTTCGCGGACATCGACGTGTCGGTGCTCGGCACTCGACACGTCACGGAAGACGACACGCTCTGACGCTCGTCAAATACGTCGGCGCGCGCGGCGTCCGCTGGGGCTACCGGTTCTGGGCCGGCGGGCGCTTATATAAGCATCAGGTCGGATCCTACGAGCTCGCCAAAGAGGCGGAGAAGCGCGCGCGGCGCGGCGTCGAGACGACGGCCTTTGAGCGGCACTGGGGGCCAGTCACGGCGCCGCTGACGGATTGGGACACCGCGCTCGAGAAGTACGCCGCCGCCAAGGCGAAGAAGCGCACGCTGGTCGATGACCAGGCGCGCCTCGCGTGGTGGCGCGCCTGGTCGGTCTCGCAGGGCGTCACGCACCTCCAGGGGCTCACGCCCGACGTGATCGATGGCGGCCTGACCGCGCTCGCCGATGCGACGCACCCCACGACGGGCCGCGCGCGCCATCGGCCGCAGACCATTCGGCACTACTACAACGTCCTCCGACACCTCGGCAATCTCGCCGTCCGGCGCTGGCGGTGGCTGAAAGAGAATCCCGTCCTGGTGATCCCGCCGCCGCCCGTGCCCACGATTCGGAAGTCCATTCCGACGCTCGCGCAAGCGCACGCACTCATTCAAGCGGCGCCGCTGCCGTTGCGTCGGCTGATCCTGGCCGCGCTCTACACCGGGCAGCGGCAGACGGCCGTGCTCCGCATGACCGCGCAGCTCGCCGCGGAGCGGCCCGGCTACTACCCGGCGGTCGACGACAAGGGCGACGTCGAATACTGGATTCCCGTCGCGCCGCCGCTCGCGGAGCTGATGCGCGCGACGGGCGTGGGCGTCGGCCCGCTCTGGCGCGACGCTTCGGGCGCCCCGTTCCGTCGCTTTCCTCGCGTCGAGTGGGAACGCGCGCGCGCGCAGGCGAGTCTGCCGCAGTTCCGATTCCACGGGCTCCGCGATCTCGTCGGCATTACCCTCGCGGAGGCGGGCATCGCGGACGCGGTGATTCAGGCGTTTCTCGGTCACGCGAGCCGGCAGGCGACGCTGATCTATACGCGGTGGGTGCGCGATCAGGCGCTCCAAGACGCCGCGCAGACGATCGGCCGGGCGTTCCGCCCGCCGCGCCGACGACCACACGCCTGATTAGTTGACGCATGCGATCGTACCGGCGATTGTACCGACGGCGTGTCTAAGTCCGCGACACCGCGAACGAATGGCGCGGCCTTCTAAGCCGTGGGTCGGGGGTTCGATTCCCTCCAGGCGCGCCCCGTTGCGCGACCGCGCCCACGCGGGCGTTGCGCTGTGTGGGCGCGGGGTTGGCCGCGGACGGGCTGGCCGGCGACGCGTGTGCAGGATGCTCACACATGGCGCTGAATCGCGCGGGGGTAGTGTACCTGAGACCGTACCGACGACTCGGGAGCGGCGTGTGGCGCGCGCTCGTCGTGCGCCAACCGTGGGCCACGTTGATCGCGCGCCGCGAGAAGACCATCGAAGTCCGCGCGTGGTCGACGTCGTATCGCGGTCCGTTGTTGATCGTCTCCGCGCAACGGCCCGCCGTCGCGCCGGCGGGCTACGTCGTCTGTCGCGTCACGCTCGTCGATGTGCGTCCGATGACGCGCTCGGACGAGGCGGCGGCGATGTGTCGCGTTGGACGCGGGCAGTACGCCTGGGTCCTCGCCGACGCGCAGCCGTGTGTGCCGCCCGTGCGCGTGCGCGGACGCCTCGGACTCTTTACCGTTTACCTCTGACAGAAGGGAGGCCGCGTCCCATGCGTCTCACAGTGGCGTGTCTGATCGTGATGGGTGCAGGCGTGCTCGTCGCGTGTAGCGGCGATGGGGGCGGCACCGGTGTGGATGCGGATGCCCCGGTGGCCCTGTCGCTGGAGGTCACCCCCCTAACCCCGGAGCGCGCGGGGACCACCGTGCGGTACGAGTTCCGGGTGGTGGGCCAGGATCGCAACGGGGACGTGTTCGGGGGCCAGTGCGAGATCGCCACCAACGTGGGCACGGGCACCGGCCCGATCAGCACCCTGGCCCCGGGGGCCAATCCCGCCGCCACCACGTGGGCCGTGACGTGTACCCGAGACTTCGCGGTCAGCGTGCCGCAAGACATCATCGGGACGGCGGTCATCATCGACGGGGCGGGCCGGCGGTCCAACGCGCTCGCCTTCAGGCTGGGCATTCGCGAGGGCGCCCGCTCGAGCTGGCCGCAACGGCTCCCGATGCCGGCGGATCGGCTGCAGCGACCGTAACCCGAGGCTGTCATGGGCACCAGCGCCGCTCCCCGCCCCAGCGGACGGCCCGGTACATGAGGGCCGTCACCCACGCGGACACCCCTTCGCACCGCATCGCCTCAAGGAACACGTCGTCCGCGATCTGTCGACCGCCGAGATGGCGGTCGTACAAGAAATCGTGCACCAGTGCCGCCTTTCGGGCGGTATCCCCCGCGAGCCAGAACGCGACGGGGAGCCGCGGCACCGAGGCGAGGTCCGTTACGAAGCCGGCCGGGACGATGATGCGCGCCCCCATGACGGCGGAGTCATAGCGAAACTCGACAAGAGTCTGCCACCTGGTCGCGTCCAGCATCTCGAGCCGGAGCGGATCCAGGAAGCGCGGGGTTATTGGCACTCGGTCACCGTGGTCCGCGGCGCCTGGGTCCGCGTGACCACCTCGGCCACCACATTCCGATGACTCTGGCAGCATCCACGCGAGGCGTAGACGTATGTCGAGCGCCAGAGCACGCGCCGATCCTCCGCCGTCACCCACACATCAAACTGAAAGCTCTGGACCTGGCGCACGTCGGGCTCCAGCGTCCAATAGGCCGGCACACACCCGGGCAGCGTCGACCCCATCGGCGTGGCGGTGGCCGATCCGGCGAGCAGGAGCCCCGCCGCGAGACTTACTCCCACCACCCCGGATGTCGCCACCACACCCAGGTCCAGAGCCAGCGTCCACGTGGCGGCGGAGAGGCGAGTCACCGCGCGTCGACCACGATGTAGATCACGAACACGACCGCCGCCGCGGCGAGTACCACCGCCGCGCCCGCGATGATCCAGAGGGCCATTGGGGGGCTACTTCTTCTCGACGACCTTCTCGACCTTGACGGTGACGTTGTCCGGGGCCGGCCCGATCCGCGTGAAGCCGAGGATGCCAAGGGCGACCACCAGCCCCTGCATGATGGGTTGGAACATCCCGTCCCAGGTGATCTCGGAGAAGCCCTTGAACACCATGAGGTTGGTGACGACGACCAAGACAAACTGGCCGACGCTCTGAATCAGTTGCCGCAGGGTAAAGATCGGTTCCATAGAGACGCCTCCTTTATCCGAGGTGCGCCAGCAAGCGGGCCACGACGCTCGCCAACGCGATGCCCAGCGCGATTTGCAGTGGAAGATTGAGCCAGCCCATGTGGGCCTCCTTTTACCCGTGGTACACGTCGCCGCGCTCCACGCGCGACGCGACGCCGTCCAGCTGTTGGAGCGAATACTGCGACAGCACGTCCCCGCACTTGTCGTGCCCATCGTTGCGCAAGAACAGCGCCGTCGTCGACGGCGCGGCTTGCATCGCCTTGCCGATCGCGTCGAGATACTTCCACCAGAAGTCGTGGATCTCCCGCCGTTGGGTGCTCAGATGCGCGTCCGGGTCGCCGTCCCGCAGCTGCCACGGCCATTCGGCATAGGAGCGGGAGAGCGTATACCACAGCGCGTTGTCCCGCCCCTGAAAGCCCGCCAGGCGCTCCTGGCCGCACGTCTGGTCCATGTTCGCGATGACCAGGTGCGTCTTGCCGCCGCGGCAGTAGCGCGCCAGCCAGTCCGCCCACGTCGGATCGATGGTCGTGAGCGTGCCCGCCACCCACGGACGCTTCTCCGCGAGTAGATCCACCTCGATCGGCGGGTGGGGAATGGGATCGTCGGCGCCGACTGGCGGTGGCTGGGCCACGCGGACGGGGGTCCCCCCATTGCCGAAGCCATCCGCCCCGGCGGCCATCGCGGCGTTGCCGAGCTGCACCGCCTTGGCCTCATCGTCCACCTCGTACTCACCCGCGACGACCGGCTTACCCAGTCCACTCTTGACGGCCCGCGTCTCGCTGCCCATCCCGGCGACCGTGCGATTGCTGTACTGATGGACGTGGTAGTCCACCCAGCCCTGCCGCGCGTAGCTCCACTCCCCGGAGGTCATGTGCGACGCGAGCGGTTTCTGGGTCAACGTGTTCAGATGCGTGCCAAGCCGCTCGACGCGGCTCGCGTCCCAGTATTCGTTGAGCTCCAGGCCGAGCACGTACGACGACACCAGATCGTCCACGACCGGCACGAAGCCCGACAGCAGGCTCCGCAGCGTCGTTTCGGCCGTGCCGTGGATCGTCGGCGCATCGTCGGGGAACAGCCACACCACCGCCTTCAACCCCGCGGCGCGGATCTCCTCCAGCCGCGCGCGAAACTCCTGGGGATTGCGCAGGCCGTCGACGCTCGGCCCGCCATAGTCGCGCTCGTTGTAGGCGTACACGTAGAGGTGGGTATACTGGCGACTCGTCATCGCCCGCAGGATCTGCTGTCGATGCTCCGGCGGATAGCCCGCGTAGGGATGCGTCCGCACGCCAGCCGCGAGGAAATCCGTCTGATGCGGCAGATCCGCCCCGGTGGGCGGCGCCACCGTCGTGGTGGTAAACGCCGTGCGCGCGGTCGTCGACTGCGTGCTAGTGCGCGCCGTGATCTCCACGAGGTACCGCGTACCCGGCCGGCAGGGACCGATGCGCTGCGCATGCTCCAGCGTGGCGGTGGCATGTCCCCACGTGCCGCGCTGCGTCGGATCCGTCTCCTGCCAGGCGAGAATGGCCGCCGTGGTTGGCACGTCGGTCTGCCACGCGATCGTCGCGCCGTCTGGCGACACCGCCCCCGCCGTCGGCGCGTGGGTGAACTGCGGCCCGGTGGACGGTGGCGGGGCGCCGGTCTGTTCCAGGTATCGAATCACTGCCGCGCGCACGACTTCCAACGTGGCGTCCGCGAAGCGGAGCTCTTTGACCAGCGTGGCGAGCGCGGCCGCATTCTCGGGCGGCGCCCAGTCGCCGGCCGGTGAGGTCAACGCGTCGCGCCGCTGCGCCTGGCACCAGTCGCCAAGCGCCTGCCAGGCGGCCGTCAGGTTGGGATCGTCCGTCTGCGCGCGGAAGTACAGCGAGGCGAGCCAGAGTTCCAGCACCCCGTCCGCCGTGATCGTCGCCGTGATCGTCGCGTCAGTCATAGGGCGATGTCCGCCGCGATCTTGGCGAGCTTGAGGCCCAGCTCGAACGCACGGTCAAGATCGACGGCCCGGACGGTCTGCCCCGCCGTCATCGCGCCGAACACGATCGCGTCCTGCTCGCTCCATTCTTTCTCGACCTCGGCGAGTCTCACGCATTTCAGCTCCACGGGCGCCCCGGCCGGCGCGCGTTCGCACTTCAGATGCGCCGCGGCCGTGCTCCGGACAAAGTCATCCCGTTGGCGCATGTACCGCTTGATGAACCCCGTGGCCTCGAAGGTCACCACCGGTGGCCCCGGCTGGGCGCAGCCGAGGAGGAGACAGAGTGCGAGGGCTGGGGACGTTATCCGCCTCTTAGCGCCCCCACTCCGGTTCGTTCGCAGCCCGGTGCACACACGGGGCACCCGCGGCGGAGCTAGCGGCCCTCGCGCCCTGACAGAATGCCATAAGAATGCCATTCTTACTCCCCCTCCCTAGAGTTTGAGGAACACGTGGCCGCCCTCTCGGCACGTCACGAGCGCCTCGGCCAGTTTCGTCACGTCATGGGGATCGCAGGCCCACGAGGGGAGCCGCCCGGTCACGGCCAGCACCAGCGTGGGGTTGAGGTAGTGCGTCGCCCCCTTGGCCCAATGGCTGGTGGCGCTTTCGGCCCACGCGCGCTCACACGAGCGCCACGCGGGATCATCGGCGTGGACGGACCCCAACGACCGGCGGTTGTCGTCCTCCCAGCCCGAGAATTGCCGTCGCCAGAACACGGTGCCCGCCACGGTGCCGTCGCTGAAGATGTGCCGCCGCATGCGCTCGCGGATCACCTCGCCGACGCACACCTGTCCCCGGTAGGGTTCGCCCCGCGACTCGACGAACAGCGTGGCGATTGCCAAGAGGTCGGGCGGGAAGACGCGCGGTGTCATCGGGTCCGATCCGGGGTGGTGCGGTACAACATCCGCGCGTAGTGGCAAATCCCTTTGGGGTCGAGGATCGCGGCCGGCCGCGCCGATTGCTCCATGGCCAGGATGCACGCCAGGTCGTTCTGCGCGCCCAGAATCGCCGTGTGCTCCGCCATACGGTGCCGGCTATCGTCGGCAATGACATCAAACCCACGATGGAGCAAATAGCCGAGGCTGCCGAAGCCCGCGATCATAATCAAGATGATGATGACCAGCGGGCCGGTGGCGGTGAGCCGGAGGCCGGCTGGCCCAGAGATGTGCAGGCCGTTCACAGGGCTGGATGGGTCGCCGTTCATCCCTAGCCCACGCGACTCCGCACCGACAGCGCGGACAGGAGGAGCTTCTCCGGGCCACTCGTGCCCTCCCAGGTCCCCGTGCCGCCCGCCACGTTGACGAGCACCGCGATCTGATGCCACGCCTCCGACATGCTGGCTTGCGTGACCGAGACCGGGCAGGGCATCAGCGTATTGGCCGGCATGCCCGCGTTGATGCACACGCCGTTCTCGGGCAACGCGAGGCTGTCGACCCCGATCCCGGTCCGCGTCGCGGTGTTCGCGTTCGAGTTGCGGCACGAGCCCGAGACGGTGGCGATCAGCACCTCGTCGAACCACGTGAGGAGCTTCAGCTCCGCCTCCACGCTGAGATGCTCGTACGCGCCGGTATTGGACTTTGACCGATCATTCGTGATCGCGGATCGGCACGACACCCCCGCGTCGTGGAACCACGAGCGCACGCCCCGCGCCGACGGGGTGTCCTGGAACTGCCCCAGGAAGTTGGTCCGCGCCATGCCGACCAGCGTCCGCGTCGGATCGCCGAGCTTGATCTGAACGCCGTTCGTGTGCAGAGCGCGAGCGGTCGTCGAGGCGTCCAGCACGATGGCCGAGCCCGTCCACAGAGCATAAATGAAATACGTCGTCTCGGCCGACAGCCCGCTCGAGGACAGCGTGATGCCGGCCGTGGGCACCACGCGGGGCGTCCCGTCGATGACGAGCAGCGTGCCATCCCGCGGGTAGAGCTTGAGATCGCCGGCTTCGAGGATCAGCACACATTGCCCATGGATGAAGGCCGAGATCGAGAGGCTGTTGAGCATCTCGTAGCTGGTGAGGTTCGTGATCGCGGCGCCGTCCCAGATCAGCTCCCCGAGCGGGACGTGGTCGGTATCCGGCGGCGTCGCGCTCGTGGTCATCACCAGCGTGACCACGCTGTTATGGCCCGGGTCGATCAGGGTGCCGTCGCCGGGATGGAGGTAGCGGAGCGCGGCGACCCAATCCGCCCGATTCCACCCGAGCACTAGGCTCATTATCCGGTAGAGGATCCCGCCGAAGGCCGTGCTGTAGGCATCGACGCTGGGCGCCGCCAGGCTCGCGTAGATGTACTTGGTGCCGGCGCTGCCGCTGATCGTCACCGGCGAGGGGAGCGCCGTCATCGCCGCCTGCCGCCCGCTGAGCGACCAGAGTCGGATCGGCCGCACCGCGAGCGCCGTCGAGGTGGAGAATTGCACGGTGGTGGCGCTGGCGGCGTGAATGTCGGCGCGGTCGGTCGAGTTGGCCAGCATGTCAGGGGGTCCCCCACGCGAGCAGCAGCAGGCCCACCATCACGGGAAACTCGGTCCCGGGCTCGGCGGTGAGCACGGGAATATCGCGCACCAGGCACCGCGCCCGCCGCGCCTGGTAGGCATCTGCGCCGGGCTCCGTCGAGCCGAGGAACGGCGTCGTGGTCGGCAGCATTCGCGCCATGGCGGATGGGAACAGGTCCGACTCGAGATCGAGTTCGTCGTTGAGCCGGAGCCCCAGCGCCCACATGTCCAACCAGACGCGGATCACGCCGATCGGCTTGGGGCGCTCGCGCGACCGGTCCCACTGCCATTGCGCGATCCGGATGCCGGTCTCCACCCCGGGGCGGTCGAGCGGCACCCACTCGTACCCGTCCACCGTGCCCGCCTGCGGCCCTCCAGGCTGGCGCACGCCGTAGCGCGCCTCGGCGTCGGCCGCCTGCGCCTGCCGCACGCTGTCCGGCGGCACCGTCTCCTCCGACGAGATCAGCGCGTGCCGGCGCCAGCCGGTCCGAGACAGCCCCAGCCAGTCGAAGGCGTATGGCACCTCCACGCGCGACACGGGGTCGACCGATCCGTCCGCGCTCAGCAGCGCCACGGCCTCGATCGCGCCGTGCTCCCCGGGCTGCACCGTTCGAACCGGCGTGGCCCCGGAGCCGCCGATCGGCTCCACCCACAGCGCCTCCCGGCCGAACTGGTCGACGTAGTGGAACCCGCGGCAGCTCCGCAGCAGGCGGGCCGTCACGTCGCGCACGTCCCGGACCTCCGTGAGCCCGCCCGCGAGCGGGAACCAGTCGGCCAGCCGGGTGCGGGCCTGCACGAGCTGCCCGCCGTTGATCTGACTTGGTGTGAGTCCCAGCCCCTCGTCGACGGAGCGGTTCAGGAAGTGCCAGATATCCGGGCCGGTCTGAATGGGCGAGCTCGGCGTGCCCGTGTGGGTGCCCTGGGGATCGTCCACCAGCCCTGCCACCGTGGCAGCGAGGCGCACGCTGGGACCGAGGGTCGGGTGCTCGGTCGTCCCGGTCTCCACCACGGCCACGCGATCCCCGAGGGCGTCGGTGTAGTCGAGTGTGACCGACACCTTCGTGGCAATGACCTCGAGCCGCAGATCCTGCCCATTCGCCCACGTGAGCAGCAGCACGGGCGCCCATTCGCCGGTCCCGCCCACGCGATACCAGCGACCGGACCCGACCCCTTCGTCCTCGGTGTCGTACTGGAGCTTCACGCAAAAGTGCGAGAGTCCGACGACCTTCGCCGTGTTGTAGGCGTCGGTGCAGTCCAGGCTTAGCACCGTGTTCTCATTCGTCGCCGGGGTGATCGCAGTGGCGGTGATCTCCCCCCGCGACGCCACGCCCCAGTCCGCGCTCCCGAGCGTCCCGAAGTCGGCCACCTCGATGAGCCTGACATTCCCGGTCGGCTGCGATTTGTCGAGGTAGCGCCATTCGATCCGCGCGCTGTTCACACCACCCGCGAGGTCCGAAATCTTCCACCGCTTGAACACGCGCCGTCGCTCGATCGTCGTGCCCTCGCGCACCATGCCGACAAGATCCGCCTTGTTGTCGAACCCACTCTCGCTCGGCTCCGGGGCCGGCGCCGTCGGGGTCGGACCCGCCGGAACCTGCCGCCGTCGCGCAAGGCGTGTCGCCATCAGAAGCCCGGCACGCTGAGCGGCTCTTTCAGGTAGACGTTGCCGAAGGTGACGTGTTGCGCAAGTGACCCGCCGCCCTCGTACGTATCGCGGACAATCGGCTGCCGGTGCTGATCCCCGGTGAGGACCCAGCCGCCCCCCTCGGTGCGCGTCGCCAGGATGCCCTTGCGGTACGCGCCGCCCCCGCTGTGGACTTCGATGTGGAGCCCTCCGGCCGACTCGTCGGCCTTGACGTACTCCACGATTTGCCAGAGACCGCGCCGCCCCGGCATGAAGGCCGCCACGGCCGCCCCGCTGTTATCCAAGAGCCGCGCCGCGACGGCGCTGTAGGACGTCGACGTGACCACCGCGGCGTTGAGCTCGGCCGTGGCCGCCGGGTCGACCAGGGTCTCCCCGGGCAGCCCATCCGCATCGAGCACCGTCCGGAAGGCGATGGAGCCCGCCGGCGCCGTGGCGTCGACCTTCTTCAGCCGCACGCGGATGCGCGACACGAACGCCCCGTCCCCGGCAATCTCGAACCGCTGCGCCACGGCCTCGAGCAAGTGACTCGTGCCGTCGCCCGCGAGGTCGACCACGGCGTCCCCGGCCGACGTGAGCTGCACCGGGAGCGCGATCGGATCATCGGATTCGGCGGCGCCGGGGTTGGGTCGGATCGTCCAGAGCTTCGACACCCCGCCGAGCGGCGTGGCCGCGGGCGAGGCGCCGGTCAGATAGAGCCCGCCGTCGGTGTCGAGCGGGAGGAGCGGCACCCGGAGCTTCGCCGCGGCGGCTCCGAACCAGACCGGCACCGGCTGGCCGATGGACCCGTCCGGCGCGTGCGGGTAGCGTTGCGTGCTCACGGTGGTGCGCGGGAGCGTGCGATAGCGCCGGAGATCCGGGCCGAAGCTCAGGCGCACCGTCTCGGGCTCGCTCGGCGCGGCCCGCCACACGAGGCTCTCCGGTTGGAGCAGCAGCCCGTCGGTGACGATCAGCGGCTCAAAGGGCAGGTCCTCCCACCAGATGCGGGCGCGCAGCGTCGCGGTAAAGAGGTCATAGGGCTCGGAGTAGCCGGGCGCCGGCGTGACGAAGGTGTCCATGAATTTCCGCCCAGGGCCGTCGCCGGTGCCGAGCCCGTTGTCGAGCGTGAGCCCGACCCCGGCGACGCCGCCCTGCCCGCCAAGCGCGGCGGAGGCGGCGACGCCGGTATGCTCGAGGATCAGACTGCGGTACACCGTCCCGGTCACGTCGAGATCCGCGGCGGCCAGGTGCCACGTGTGGGGCGTCGGGTGCGTAACCGAAAGATCAAAGAGCGTATAGACGCGAGCACCCAGCCGCTCGCTGATCGCCCGCCAGGCGTCGCTGACATCAGTCCCCGCGCCAGCGGGCGGGAGGTGCGTTTGTCGGAGAAGAAGAAGAGTCGGCATCGGTTACCGGACGGTCAGCGCCCCCGGCGCGACCGCCGACACGGGATCGACCACGGTGATTTGGATCTCCGGCGTGGCGGTGCCGGCGGTGGCACCGAACATCGGCTCGCCAATGCAGAAGTAGGTATTCGCAGTTCCGACCAACGTCGCGAGCGGCACGCGGAGCTTGGCCAGCGGGCCGCCGACCACGTGGTTGTAGGCAATGGTGCGCGTGATCGTGTAGTTGCCCGATGAGGTGCCGCAGCGGACCCGGAACGCCGAGGGCACCCCGTCCGCCGTGTTGGGATCCCAGGTCATTTCGAGCGACTTGAGCCGGATGTTGTACGCGACGTCATCGATGGTGGCCGAGGTGGTCGCGAAGTCTGAGTCTGGGTTTGTGACAGTCACCGTCCGGGACCCGAGGGTCGCCCCGTCCGCACATACGAGATCCGCCGTGATGCTCGTGCCGCTCGCAATGACGACGTTCTGGAACACGCAGCCGACGCCGTTGATCGTGACCAGCGTGCCGGCCACGAAGTTCGTCCCGGTGATCTCCACCGCGGTGATGGCCCCCTGAAACACGGTCGACGGCGCCATGCCGCTGACGGTCGGGGCCGTGGTGTTGGCCGGCGCCGAGGGGGTGATGACGGATTCCGTGGCGTAGGCCGAGTAGAGGCACCCGCCCGGCTTGTCACACGCATTCCTGGCCCGGGTCTTGTAGCGGTACTCCGTGCCGGCCGCGGTGGTGGTGTCGTCGTAGGTGCCGTCGCCCGCGAGCGGCGCGCACGTCAACTCGGCGTAGGCGCCCGCGCCGATTTTCTTGTCGATACAGAAGTTATCCTCATTATTGCTGTTATCGGTCCAGGTCACGCGGACATGGGACGTCCCCGTGATCTGCGCGGTCCCCATGCCCGACGGGGCGGCCGATGGCCCCGTCGCGGTGTACTTGAAGCTCGCCGAGGTCACCACGTCAGGGTCAACGAATCCGCTGACCGAACACTTCAGCCCGTCACACGTCGGCGACGTGGGCCAGCTCGTGACCGTGCAGGGGGTCGTCGCGAGGGTATAGGTGCACGAGCCGTAGGTTTCCGTGTATCCGGGCATGTCGGTGGCCCGGATCGCATAGGTCCCCGTCCCGAGCCCCGACGTCATGGACGGATTGAGGACTTGCTCTGGCAGGCTCTCGACCTGACTCTGCGTGCTCGGGGCGGGCACGGTCGTGGTGATCCCGTCAATCCCGACGCGGGAGATTTCGACCGCGCCAGGCGCGGACCCTCCGGTTCCGGCGAGGGCTGCGACCTCGGCATCGCTCAGCGTGCGGTTCCAGATCGCCGCGGCATCAATGTCCACCGAGGGGCACTCGCTGATCGGCGTCGACAACCGGAAGCAGCCGACCCACGTGCGATTCGGCGTGCCCGCGTGCTGGGTCGTGGTGGTGGTGTTCGACGACGAGATTCCGTCGACGAACACTCGGTGTGTCACCGCGTCGGTGCGATAGATCAGGCTGTGCCAGGCGTTGGTGCTCGGGAGATCCGACCACGCCAGCATCGGAAAGCCAGACCGCCAGCAGCCCACTTTGATCCCGAGCGGTCCGGCCCCATCGGGGTCGTGGAATCCGCAGAAGGTCCCCGTATTGGTGCTCTCCGAGACCGAGGCGTAGAGGAGCGCCGGGCTCGCCGGGGTCGAGGAGTACCGAAACCGGATGGCGATCGACTTGGAGGCATTGACCGACGGGTGGCCGACGGCATTCCCGGTCCAGTAGTTCTGGCTCGCCGCGGTCAGCCGCGTCGCCTGCCCCAGGAATCCCGTAATCCATGTGGGATTATTCGTGCCCGTCAGATGGTTCGCGCTGCGCGCGTCGTTCGACGTGGTGCCGGTCCCCTCGTCAAACTGGTACTCCGAGATCGGCTCCTGTTGCGACGGCGGCGGGGGCGGCGGGGGCGGCGGCGGCGGCAACGGGGGGTCCGGGGGGCCCGGATCGCTGCCGATGCACCCGACGCGCTGCGTGGAGATGACGATGTTGTCGGCATACCGGAACATCTCGGGATGCGCGTCTTGCGGGTCCTGGCAGTTGGTGCTCGCGCAGTTGTAGAACGCCGACAGGAGCGTCTGGAGATGCTCGGCGTTCGCGATCGTGACCACATTGGCGGTCGGGTAGTTCGCGAGCTGCGTCCCGTTGATGTAGTACTGGACCGCGCCGTCGAGCACGTTGGGCGCGGAAGACATTTTGAATCGGGTTTCCAAGCACACCCACTGCCCGAGCGGATAGCCCCCGGCGCTCTGGTTCATATTCGGCCAGTAGTAGGTCGCCGGGCTGTGGCTGTACGTGATGAGGGCCGCGCTGCCCCACTGCGAGTGCCCGATGAACGCCGCCGTGCCGGTCCCACCGACCGGGGCCATTTGATGAATCCAGAACTTGTGGCCGATCACGCTCTCGCGGAAGTTCGTGGACCACTTGGCGTAGTAGCGGATCCAGTAGTCTTTCCCGGTGTACCGCGGCCACGTGGCGACCAAGTAGCCCGCGCCCCCGTTCGACGGATCGCCCGTGTTCGATGGAATGCCCGGTCCCCGTGGGGGATATCGGATTTCGAGACCCCGTGACCCCAAGAACCCGATGCCGTCGCGGAGCGTGAAGCCGCCGCCCGTGGACCCCAGGGCGGGCGATTTGAAGATCGACCGGTTGAAGTCGCCGGTCCCGACCGCGCGCCCCTCCCAGTTCTCGCAGAAGAGCACGTAGGGCTGGCTGCACACCGCTTCCTGGCCGTTTTGCGCCTCGACCGGGCGCGGGCCCCAGTGGGCGGTGAGTCCGACCAGTACCGCCGCCGTCACGAGCCAGAGACACACCCCGCCGATGATCCACCGTCGCATCGCGTCTCTCCTTATCGCCCCACGCCCAGCGGGAGCAGGCGGCGCAGGCCGCCGGACGCTACCAAGTTGTCGAGTCGAAACACCGCGCCCGGCTCGGTCCTCACGCCTCGGATCCCGACCCGCGTGCCGCCTGCAATCCCCGTGTCCGTTGTGGTCAGCACCAGTCCGCCATTCTTGTGCCCACGCAACGTCGAGCCCTCGACAGAGCCCAGCAGCAGTTCGCCGTTGGCCGCGTCCGTCGTGTCCTGCGCGAGCTGCGTCTCCGCCCCGGCCACGAACTTGCTCCAGTCGTGATCGCTGCCGCCCCCGTTCACGATGACCTGCCACAGGTAGGCCGTGTCCGCCGCCGACGCGAAGCGGAGCAGCACCCCGCCCGCGGACACGCCAGGCCCGATGGGGATAGACGCCTCCACCACCGTCACCTGACACCGATGGTCGATCGACGGCAGATCGTGCTCCGCCCGCGCGTGGCCGTCGTTGTCCTCGGCCACCACCTTGGCCTCGTTGCTGACGCGCTCCAAAGACGTGCCGGTCACTTCCGTCCACGTGAGATCCCCGGCGAGCGCCGCGGAGTCCGACCCGGTGAACGTATCGGTCAGCACGGCGGCCTCGACCGGCGCGTCGAGCGACAGGGCCGAAAGAGCCAGCGCGCTCGCGATCAGCCACTCCCGGCGCGACCATCGCCCCCGCGGCCCGTGCCCGAGCCCGATCGACGCGGCCATGACATCCAGCCAGTCCAGGCTCGCGCGGGTCGGCTCAGCCCAGATGCGCCCGCCGAGATAGATTTCGAGCACACCCTTGGACGGTTGGAGCGGCTTGACGCGCGTCCCATCCTGTCGCGCGTGTTGGGTCAGGGACTCCGCAATCGCCACGTCCAGCGTGGGCGCCGCGAACGTCACGCCCATCGCGTTGCCGAGGCGCGTCTTGGTCGCGCCCGGCATCGGGTCGGTCAGGCTCTCCCCGAGATACTCCGCGTTTCGCGGGTCCTGGCGCACCGGCAGCGCCAGCCAGGCGCGCCCGTCGACTTGGGACCCGTCCGGCCGGAGGTCGATCGACGCCGCCCCGGGCTGATCCTGGCCGCGCACGCGGAACGGGTCCACGACCGGTCGGCCCGTGCCCGTGTAGTCCGAGAGGTAGTAGTGCATCACTTATGGATGAGGTTCACGAGGACCTCGCCGGCCGCGACCGCGTTGTTATCGGTGTCCCCGGAACCCGTGGTCAGGCAGTAGCTGATGCCCGTGCTGAACGCGATCCCGAATGGGCCGAGGTTAATCACGTGGCCCGCCCCCGTGGCATCGCCGGGAATGGCGAACCGGCCCGCGATGCCGGTCGCGGAGGAACACGTCGGGGCGCTCGACAGGTTGTAGAACCGGATATATCTGACCGCCGGGTTGGTGTTCGTGACCGAGATCACGTAGAGCGTCCCGGCCGAGTTCTTCACGTTCGTGGCGTTCGTGGACGCGGCGGAGATCAACGAGTGCCACGTCGCCCCGTCGCCGCTGGCGAGCGTGACGCGCGGTGAGTTCGCCGCGGTCGCCCCAGTTCCGCCGACGATCCCGGTCTGGCCCGGAATCAGGTTGACCTTGGCGCGATTAGATTCGTCCCAGTTGTCCAGCTTCTGGAGCGACGTGGCCGCCGCCTCCAGGTTGCCCCCCGCTTCCAGCGCCCGCGTCCCCAGCGTGGCCTCCGTCGCCCGGGTCCCCAGCGTGGTCTCCGTCGCGGCCCCGATCGGCAGCGGCAGGGACGTGGCGCTCACGGGCTGCACTGACTCCGACCCGTTCGTCTTCACCCGGCCGCTGTTATCGGTCGCGATGGACCGCGTGTTGCCGGATTCGTCTTTGCCCCCGATCCGCACCGGATTCGAGGTGGCCGGCGTGCCGTCCGGCGTCGGGCCCACGGCCTGCGCCCACGCGAGCCCAGTCCACGCGCACAGCACCAGGGCCAGGACTCCGCTGCGTCGGATCATGCCGGCACCTCTGCCATCCACGCGAGCTTTTGGCTGGCCGCATCCGTGATGGCGTGGATCACGTTCAAGTTCTCGATCGTCAGCGGCTGGATGAGCTGCTGGCCGGGAAAGAGGAGGAAGCCGGTGGCCATCGTGACGCCCGTGCCGCCGAGCGCGATCGGGTTCGTGTTGGTCGGCGGCGCCGAGAGGTAGATCCGCCGCGCCGCCTGGCTCGAGAGCGCCGCCTCGGTGCCGGTGGCCACGGTGGCTTGGCCGGCCGCGAGCGTGATGCCGAGGACCAACGCGTCGAGATACTCCACGACGATCGGCAGCCCGCCGTCGGTCCCGACCTGCCGGGTGAGGAGCTTGTGGGTGGCGGTGCCTGCGGGCGGGACGTACCCGAGGAACAGATCAGCCACGACGAGGCCCTCCCGGGGTCATCTAGCGTTGCTCCCGCCAGCGAACGCCGCTGGGCGGCATGTCCAACGTGCCGGTCAAGCTGCGCGACATCGCGGCCTCCGGGGTCACACAGAACACGGGGAGCAGATACGGCGTCTGGGGGTCCGTTTCGCTGAATGTGCGGCCCGCCGGATCCCAGAGCCAATGGGGAATACCCCCGCGCATCACGGCGTGGGCCGTCTCACGCGGCCGGTCGGCGGCATTGGGGGTGACCGCGGCCAGCGCCGCTTTGATCGCGCGGGCGTTCACGCGCGTCATGGGCGGCCACGCGGCGACGAGATCCCGGCCTCGATGCGGCCGCTCCACCCCGTGCTCGCGCCCATAGACCGGGCTGGTGGGCAGCTCCGTCCGGGTGCCGAGAAACCAGCCGCCAGCGAGACGCGCCGGGGCGCTGACGCTCCCGTAGAGGTGGAGGTACCAGCCGCGCTTGGCGACCGGCGTCCACTCGGCGACCGCGTGGAGCGCCGTCGGCCCGGCCAGATGCCCGCTCGTGATCGGCGCCCACGGGAAGCCTTGCCCGATGGAGGTGCCCACCGAGGTGCCGTCGGTGCTCCACCGCACGTCGACCGACGCGCCGATCGACACGAGGTAGTCGGCGCGCGGGAGGACCAGCGCGTTCGGGCTCCGCGTCTGCCCGGTGCCGGCGTCGTACCCGAGGTATTGCGCCGCGGTGCTCGACGCCTGCCAGGACCGATGCAGGTCGCCCGTCTCCACCGCCCACGCAGGGAAGTCGGCGTGCGCGCTCGACCAAACCAGCGCCAGCGCGCGCCCCAGGTGGTCCCAGAGGATGCGGAGACTGGTCGCCGCCATTAGGCGATTGCCCCCACGACGCGGCCCCCGCGCGTCGCCGTCTCCAGCGCGCGGCGAATCTTGCGCAATTCCTGGACCGTCTCGGGACCATCCCCCGTGAGGCCCGACAGGCTGGCCATCAGCGCCGCGACATCAGCCACCCCGCTGGCCTTCACCTCGCCGAGCGCCTGCGCGGGGTTGCGATTGAACGCTTCCGTAAACGCCGGGCTGTAGGCCGCCGAGCGCGCGTTGACCACGTACTCCCCGCGCGCCATCATCGCGGGCACGCTGTCCCGATGGGCGAGCCCCTGGGTCACCCACCCGCCCGAGGCGAAACTCCCGACGCCGCCACCCTCGCCGGTGGTGCCGCCCGGCGCGGCCCCCGGGCTGTCGGGGCCGCCCGTCGCCCCCCCGGGAGTCGATCCACCGAAGCCGGACCCGACAATGCCACCCGGCTCCGCGGCAGACATCGCGGCGTCCATCAACCCGCTGATCTCGGCCGCCGTACTGCCAAGATCGACGGCCATGTCCGCGGTCGCGTCCGCCAGATCGATCAGCCCGCGTTCCATGTCCTGCGCGCTCAAGGTGTTCAGGTCCATGGTCGGCGCGAGGTCTCCCATGCTCCGCTCCATGTCCTGCACGCTCGCCGTCGTCAGCGCGGCGGTGGTCGCCAAGTCGGTCAGGCGGCCCTCCAGGTTGCTCAGGCTGGTCGCCGCCGCCGTGGCGGCGGGTCCGATCGTGGCAGTCGTCCCCGCGATCTTGTCGCCGATCTTGTCGCCCAACGCGCCAAACGCGGCACCGAGCAACGCGGCGCCGGGCGCCCCGCCGAGCAAGCCGCCCAGCGCCGTGCCCACGATCGTGCCGACCGTGCGGCCCACTTGCTCCTCCAGCACCAGCGTCCGTTGCTTCTCCAGCACCAGTCGCTTCTGGGACTCGGCGGTCGTCTGTTTCTCCAGCGTCACGGCCTGTTGCGACAGCGTCGTCTGCCGCTCCTGGGAAAACAGCTTCGCGACCGCGTCCCCGAGGATGCCGAAGCCGCTGCCCCCGGCACTCCCGCTGCTCGCCGAGGCGCTGGACCCAAAGGACGTGCTGGCCAGCGCGATGAGGCCTTGGACCGCCTCGGCGGCCATGAAGGCCGCGATCTCGCGGAGCACCGCGTCCAGCGCCGTCTTCCAGATGTCGTCGAAGTCGTCCAGGTTGCCCTTCATCAGCTGGAAGAACGATTCCTCAAACGTGTCGGCCAGTTCGTGCGCCACTTCCGCGCCAGCCTGCCCGAAGCGATCCATGGTGGTGCCCCAGCCCGCGGCCTCTTGCTGAAAGCGCGCCGAGAACACCCCCCAGGCGTCGCCGCTTTCGGTGGCCACCAGCCGCTGGTGCTCCAGAATGAGCGCCCCGGCCCGCTGCTCGGCCGTGATGCGGGTCTCGATGATCGCGTTCATCCGCGCCTGCGCGGCGATCTCCAGCTCAAAGCCGCGATCGACTTTCCGTTCCTCCAGCTCGAGATCCCGGGCGAGGCTCAGTTCCTTGATCCGCAGCTTGGCGTCCTCGGCCTCCCGCACCCCCAGTACTTCGTCGTCCAGCATCTTGCGGAGGGCGTCGCGCTCGCGCTCCAGAATCGCGAGGCGCCCCGCCGACGTGGACTGCGTGAAGCGCAGGATCTCCGCGGCGGACTCCTGGCGAGACGCCGCCTCCGGCTCGCTGATTTCCGCCCGCTGCTCGCCCAGGATTGTCTGAATCTGCCCCTCGGCCGCGAGGGCGGACGCGATGCGGTCGCGCGCCAGCTTCTGATCCGCCAGGTGCATGGCCTCGTTGCGCTTCTCGTAGTCGTCCACCGCGTCCATGTACAGCTTGGCGAGCGCGGTGCGCGTGTTCTGCTCGGCTTGCAGCTCGGCATCCAGGCGTTGGCGGAGCGCCCGATCCAGCAGTTCGTTGATTTCCTGCTCCAGCTGTTCGGCATCGCGCCGCCGCGCCTCGCTGGCCTCGACGTACAGCTTGCGCTCGGCGTCTATCGCGGTCTTCCGCGCCGCGATCGCCGCCGGCGACTCGGCCGGGACGCGCGGGGTGAGGACGTCCTGCGGCGGGGGCCGCTCCCCCATCTCGGCGCGCAGCCGCGTCGCATTCTCGATGATCTCTTTCCCGAGCTTGAAGCCGGCCGCGGCGGGATTGGTCAGGAACTCCAGCAGGCGCTGCCAGTCGGTGGCGATCTGCTTCGCCGTCTCGGCAAAGCCGACCACCAATTCCACGGACCACCCCTTCATCCGCTTGACCATGCCGGTGAGCGCCCGGTCGAATTGATCGGCCATGCGATCGAAATGGCGCGCCATGTTCCGGGTGGCGTCGTCGGTGATGACCCCCGTCTCGCGCATCGCGGCGATCAGGCCGGTAAAGCCCGAGTCGGCCAGCGTCTGCAGCACCGCTTGCAGCGCCTTGGTGCGGGCCCCGAAGATGTCTTGCATCGCGGCCCCGCGGCGCAGCGGGTCCTCGATCTTGACGACCGCCTTGGCCACGGCTTCCAGCACGTCTTCGGCGGACGCGCCCGCCCGCACCAGCGCGTCCAGGTTCACCCCGATGTCCGAGAACGCTTTGGCCGACTCTGTCTTGCCCGCCAGGACATCGGCGAGCGCCTGGTTGACCTTGCCCAGCCCCAGCGCGAGCGACTCGGGCGCCTCGCCGGCTTCGCGCGCCGCTTGCTCCAGCGCCTCCAGGCTGGAGACCGCCAGTCCGGTGCGCCGGGACATGTTATCCAGCCGCTCCACCTCGTCGGCCAGGCTCTTGGCCATCAGGCCGATGCCCGCGACCACCGCCCCGATCGCCAACACCAACCCGCCCGGCCCCACCAGGAGCCCGACCCACGTGGTGGTCGCCCGCGTGACGTCGCCCAGCGGGCCGGGAATGTTGCCCAGCGCCTGCCCGTAGGCCGTCAGCGACGTGCCCACCTTGTCCGACGCCTTGGCTTGGTCCGCGAACGCCTTTTCGCTCGCCCGGACTTGGGCGTCCAGCGCCTTGAGCTTGGCGTCCCACTTCGCCGTGTCGAAGGCGCCACTGATCGCCGTCCCGGAGGCCGTTGCCGACTTGGCGGCTTTGTCGAACGAGGTCGCCACCATCGCCATGTTCCGCTCGGTGGTGGCGACGCCCTTCTCCAGCTTGGAGGTTTCGAGGGCGATCTGCCCTTCCAGCTGCGCGACGGTTAGGGCCATGTCACGTCCGCCGATCGGTCCCGCCCAGCGCGGCGTTCAACATCGCCACGAAATCCAGCCCCGCATCGGGGGCCGGCTCGCTGGGGGGCTCGGGCCGTGCGGGCGTCGCCGCCTCGCCCAACAGATCGTCGGGCGTGACGCGGTTCCGCACGATCTTGCCGGAGACGTTCAGCAGATGCGCCGTCTGCCACGCGATCCGGCGATAGCGCGCTTCTTCGCGAGCGCGGTACCCCCGCAGGAGCGCCATGATCGCTCGCGGCGTCAGCCGGGCGCACTGGACCGGGGACAGCCCCAGCCAGGTCGCCGCCTCGTCCTCTAGGAAATCGAGCCATCCGTCGAGGCCGCCGGGCTGCTCGAGATCCCACTCTCGGGCGCCGCGTCGGCCATCGGAGGGCGGCCATTCTCCGCAGCGTCGCCGTCGCCGTCGTCGGCGCGGAACGGCAGGTTAGACACGTTGAACGCCTGAATCAGCACCAGCGCCGCCGCCAGATACCCCGGGCCGGTCGCCCAGTGCGCGTCCAGTTGCCGCTGGAACACTTGCGGGGTGAGCCGGCGGTTTTGCCGCCGCACCTGAACCCAGAGCAGTTGTTCTGTCTGTTCCAGCGTCAACCCATGCCCCGCGCGCACGATCCCAAAGAGCGGGCGCTCCAGCGCCCGCTCGGATTCCCGGAGGATCGGCGGCGTAAACTCGATGTCGTAGACGCGCCCGTCCAGTTCCCACGTGTGTCGCGCGGCACTCGCCATAACGGTCCGGTCCCTTCTCGTGGGCGCGGGAGCCCGCTCGGGCTCCGGCGCCACGTACGTGAGTCGCCCTGACGCGCGCGCGGGCGCGCGTCTTACGCCAAGATGGGCGGCTCGGTGATCGTCAGCGTGACGTTGCTTTCCAGGACGTTGTCCACCGGGGCCGTGATCGGACAGCCCGTCACCTGCGCGTTGGGAAAGTTCCACGTGGTCTGCGGGCCGTCCGGGAAGATCAGCCGGTGATCGCGCTTGGTCCGATTGACGAAGTCCGCCACGAAGCCCACGGTGGCGTTGTGGGTGACGTGGCTCGGAATGAAGTTGACGGCGAACGTGAGCTCCCCGGCGTCGAGCAAGCCGGCCAGCTTCTCCTCCCAGTTGCCCAGCGTGTCGTGGCTGGTGACCACGAGCGTGGCGCCCTTCATCGACGGCCCCGTGATCGACTTCACCTCCGCGATCGTGGCCCAGGTGGGGGGACTCCCCATGTCACTGCGCTGCAACCGCGTGCCCTTGCCGAAGATCTGCCCAGGCATTGTCGGTGCCCTCCCTTTCGTCTATCTCCGCGTCGCCTGCCCGCGGGCCAGAAGCCGTTACGCCGAACAGCCCACGATCATCACGTCGTAGGTGTACGTGCCGACCGTGGCCGCGCTGGCTACGTTGATGAGATCCGCCGTGGAGGCCGTCACCGCCACCCCGGCACTCGGGGCCACCCAGAGATTGGCGCCCCCCGGGGGAATCACCACGCCCGCCGAGACGGCCGAGATCCACACCACCCCGTTGCTGGCCCCGCGCCCCACCGTGATGTTGCCGGGACTGGTGGACCGGTTGAGCACCGCCAGCGCCTTGAGCTTCAGCAGGTTGAACGCCGCCCCGTAGACGTTGAACAGCACGCCGTTGACATCCAGGTCCGCGTTGGCGGACTGCGCCAGCGACAGCCCGGCGGCCGGCGTGGTGTACAACAGATCTGCTTGGCCCGTGCCGGTGCCGTTCGCGATAAGCCACTCGAACAGCAGTTGCGGGTTGTACGACGGCGTCGCGAACGCCGCTGCCTTGGTGTCCACCGGCGTCCCCATGAACTTGAACGATCCTGCGAGTGGCATTGACTTACCCTCCCCTTGTCGCGCTCCCGCGCGTGCTCACACCGCCTCCACCGCTACCGCCACGTTGAACGCCCAGCGAGCGCGCCCCGTGGCATCCGGCCCCAGATCAAACGGCGGCTGAATCGGCACGACGCGCAGATAGCGGGTCCCCTCGATCAGCCGATTGGTCACCTGACTCAACGCCCGGTGACACTGCTGCGCCCGGTTCTCCGCCGACGGCGTGGTCGCCGCGTGGACGACCACCTGGACCCGCGGCCGCTCGATCGCAGTGCCCCCGTCATCGTGGGTTTCGTCCGGCAGCTCCCCGCCGTAGGCCACCACGTGGGTGAACGGCCCCGGCCCCGTGGCCGGCACCGTGGCGAGCAAGCCCCCGAAGACGTCGACCCCCGGGGTGCCGAGCCCCGCCTGCTGCAACACCGCCTGCAGCGCCGTCACCGTGCTCATGGGTCACTCGGCCCGATCTGTAGGCCGCATCGGCGGCAGAACACGGTATCGGGGCGATCCAGGGACGTGGAGATCGCCAGCTGATCGTGCGCACACATCGCGTCGGACTGCGTCGCCGCCGCCACCACCGGCGGCATGAGCGTCGAGGCATCGAGCACCAGCGCCAGCAACTCGGCCTCGGCCAGCAACACCTTGGCCTGCGCGATCAGGCACGTGACGTGTTCGCGCAGCGGGTCCATCAGTTGGCGTCCCGCACCAGCATCACGACCTCCAGCTGGTGCACGTCCCCGTTGCTCATGGTCACGGTGCACGTCACCCAGTAGTCCTTGCCGGTGACCCCGCCCGACACGCGGGCGAACACCGTCAAGTCCACCGGAGTCGGGCTTGGGGTAACCACCGTCAGGCCCGTCTGTGCCACCACGCTGGCCGAGCCCACGATCGTGCTGGTGCCGGCGGGCAGCGTGAAGTCAAACGCAATCGTCACGGTCTCCGCCGCCCGCTTGGTCGCCGTGTCGCGCAGCGTCGGGGGCGCCATGTCACGCGTCTCCAGCGACGGGAGCGAGCGCCCGGCCCACCACCGTCACCCAGGGACGGCCGGCGACGCCGGCCATCGCGCGGCCCGTGCCCGACGCCATCACGCGGCCGCGAATCGGGTCGAGCGGGCGGCCGATGATGCGCACCGTGTACGAGGCGCTCGCGTCCTGCGGCGCCACCAGCACGGCCTCGAGATGCTCGCTGAGCCCAACCAGCTCGTCGCGCAGCCACGTCGACGCGCGCGTCAACGACTCCCCCAGTAGGATCGTCTCGGCGAACTGCCGCGCGACGCTCACCAGGCGGGCCTCGGACAACCCAAGCGTCTCCACAGCCTGGCGCTGCACCAGCCGCTGGAGGGTGTCGACCAGCCCTAGCGTCTCGCCGAATTGCGCGGTGGTCAGCTTGAACGCGGCCAACTGCTCGGACAGCCCGGCGAGGTCCGACAGTGTCTTGTCCGCGCGGCGTAGCAAGCTCTCCGTGGCCAGCAAGTTCTCCACGGTGAGGCGCTCCGCCCGCTTGGTCAGGGTCTCGGTCAGCCCCGCGGTCTCGCTGAGCGTCTTCTGCGCCATCTTGAGCAGCGCCTCGCTCAGCCCCACCGCGTCACTCCGGGTGAGCTGGACTTGCACGTCGAGGTTCTCGGAGAGCCCGAGCGTGTCGCCTACGTCCGCGATTACGAGCCGCGCCGCCTGGAGCTGCCCACTGAGCCCCACCGTCTCCCCGACCGTGCGCGCCAGCTGCTTGACCAGGGCTTCCGCCAGGCCGACCGCCTCGGTCGCCGTCCGGGACACCCGCTTGGACAGCGTCTCCGACAGCCCCACCGTCTCCGCGAGCGCCTTCTGCACCTGGCGCGAGAGCGTGTCCGACAGCCCAGCGGTTTCGGCGAGCGCCTTCTGCGCCTGGCGTCGCAACGTCTCGGTCAAGGCGACGGTCTCCGCGATCGGCGCCTTGCTGGTGAGCCGCACCAGCGTTTCGCTCAGGCCCACCGTCTCCGCCTTCGTGGTGCTGACGAGCTTGAGCAGCGCCTCAGTCAGCCCGATGGTGTCGCCGACGCCCTGTGTGATGGCGCCGCCGGCAGCTGGGACGACTTCGCGATCGAACCACGCCTCGACCGCCAGCGCCGGGTCGCACCAAGCCGACACCCGGTACGTCGTGCCGCGATCGAACGTCCCGAGGCGAGCCATCAGGCGGTCTTCGTCAGCCGGAGCGACGACCCGGCCTTGACCGTGGATTGCGCGGCCGCCTCGGAGCCGTGCCACAGCTCCATGTTCCCGGCGACGCTGACGACCATGATCCCGCTGAGGTAGTAGAGGACGTCCGCGTTGGCCGTATCGACGTCCGTGGTCTGGCCCCACCCGGCCGTCGACTTGGCGCGGGCCGAGAACCCCGAGAACACGCCGCCCGGCGCGGCCACGTGGTCCTGATCGGGCACGTCGTCGGAGGCGAGCGTCGCCGCGGTGAGCCAGTTCAGGAAGGCGACGAACGACGTCACCGTACCGTCGTAGTTGGCCGACAGCTTGTGCCCGGTGGTCGTCGCGGCCGACTGGAGGATCAGGAAGTACTCGAAGATGAAGGTGCCGGTATTGGTGGCCACCGTCAGGCCGGTCACCTCGGTCGGCGTGGTGGTGCTGTTGGACTGATCGGCCGACAGCCGCTTCACAACGACGGGGTTCTCCAGCGGGTTCGCCTTGTTCAGGAAGAACCCGAGCGCGTCGATGTAGACCAGGCACTCGCCGGCCAGCATGGTCGTGCTGTACAGCTCGTAGTCGGTCCCGTTGGCGTCGTACAGCAGCGTGACCACCACGGCACTGCTGGCGTGCTTGTTGCGAATCGTCATGAGCCGCACGCTGCGCTGCGTGCTCGACGCCGGGGCAGCGAGAATGTCGGTGGTGGTGGCCGTCGTGATAGCGGTCAGCTGGCGGCTCGGAGTGAACGCCCCGGCATTGTGGTCCGTGTAGCTGACCTGGACGTCGACCGTTACGGCCGCATCGGTCACCAGCTGCAGCTTGTCGGTGGTGTTGGCGAGGAACAGACTCACCGCACCGCTCCCGCCGCCTGGCGAATCTTCCACTTGGGATGGTCGCGATAGTGGGGGCGGATCGCCGCGTAGTCCGCGACGCGGAAGTTATCGCCCTTCGCGGTGCCGCCGTTGCTCGGGGCGGCGCGGAGCCCCCCGTACCGCCCGCCCACTACCACCCCGTCGATCGCCGTGTCGGTCACGGACAGCTGGGGCAGTGAGCCGTACGTGGCGAGGAGGAGCGACCCCAACATCCGCAGTTGGAATCGGCCCCCGGCGGCCATGGTGGTGGGGCGCGTCTGCAGCGTGGTCTCGGTGCCGCCCACGATCTTGCCCAGGACGACTTCGTTGGTCACCGACGCATTCTGGAGGCCACCGACCATATAGAACGTCTGCCCGCTGGTGGCGACGCGGCCCAGCACCGCGAGATAACAGACGTCGTCCACGGTGTCGCACGTCCAGTTGGTCAGATCCATCTCGACGGCGAAATCGTTGCCGGCCAGTTGGAAATCGGCCCGCGCCTCGCCGAGGCCCATCCCGATGGGGGCATGCAGCGCGTTTCCCTGTATGGCAAAGCCGGTGCCCGTGAATTCCACCCAGCTCAGGTCCGGCCCCAGCGTGCTGGAGTCGGCCGCGTTGAAGCTCTCCGTCCCCACCGCCCCGCCGGAGATCCCGCGCACGCGCGACTGCGCCGGCCCCAACGTCATCACGTACTCGCCGTGCGGCGTGGGCCGGAGCGGCGCCCACCCGGTGGCCGGCGGGTCCAAGAGCAGCCGGGTCATCCACTGGCGCGCCGTCTCTCCCCGCGCCCACGTCTTGCCCAGCCGACTCTCCAGCGCGTCCTGATTCGCGCCACCCATCACCTCGTCGGGGTCATCGGCCACCTTGCGAATGCGGCCCCCATCCGACTGATCGCTCGGCAGGTAGACCAGGCACTGGTTGAGCCCGTCTCCGGTGGGCGAGGCGCCGCCGTCCGCGCGCAGGTCGATCGCGCGCATCCCGACCTGCTCGAAGCCGCGCGGGCGGCAGGGGTCGTGACTGGGGAACGGCGTCCCCGCCCCGACGTATTCGCTGAGGGCCAGCATCTCAGTCGATAGTCAAATCGTAGGTTGTTTGGAGTGCATCCGAGCTGGCCAGGTTGATCGTCGAGAAGGTCAGGTGGCTCCACGTGACCACCGAGCCGGTCGACGCGGACTCCAAGCAGAACTCGACGACAGCGGCCGATGCATCCACGGTGTTCGTGCCAATTGTCTGATAGATGTTCGCGCCATTGGTTGTCTGGCTGCCCGTCGCCCGCGTGTTGTCCGGGTTGTACTGTGTCGTCAGCTCGGTCCCGCACCCGGTGTCCGCTTCCGCCGCACCGGTGGCGTTCGTCCCGAGCCCATGGAAATTCAGGTTGTCGATGACGTCGCCGCACTCGGTCCCCGAGTTCGCGTTGAAGCAGTCGCGAAGCGCCGTCTCGCCTTCGTTGACGATCAGGTTCTGGAGCGGCCCCACGTGCCGCAGCTTGACGCAGTCCAGGCCGTTCGAGGCGAAGGCGGCCGGCGCCATGAGCCGCGCCATCATCGAGAGCCCCACGTCCTTGACGAACGCCGCCTGGGCCAGCTGCACCGACAGCGGGGTCGCGCACCCGCCGGCCACCATGGGCCGGAAATGCTCGACCGTCAGCTTCCCGCCGAAGCCACGCGGCGCCGCCGGCCCGCGCAGCCAGAGATCCGCCGCCACGCCGCCGAGCAGCGCAGCCAGGCTCACCAGGGCGATCGTTTGCTTCCGCATTGTCGTTCTCCCTCTACGGAGCCACTTCGACCCCGGTGATTGTCACCCAGCCATCCGGCGCCGTCGTGTACGTCAGCCGCGCCGGCCCGCGGTAGTCCGCGCTCCCCGCCTTCAAGCCCAGCTCGGCGACGCGCACCCCGTCCGGCGGCTCGACCGTCAGCCCCTTCACGGGAAAGACCAGCGTCATCGTCCCGGCCTTGACCTGGCGGCGCAGGATCGTCACCGGCACGTCGGGATCGAACAGCACCCGGCCCGGCGGCCCCGTCACCGTCGAGCGACCCTTGCCCCAGCGGATCAGGAAGGCGAGCGCCGCCTGGATCTCGCGCGGGAGCTTCTGGCCCACTGGCGCGCCCGACACCCCAACCCCGCCCGAGGGCGCGACGTCGAGGGACACGGCCGGCGTCGGCGGGGCACTGCCGGGCCGAATGACCGCCGCGCCGAAGGACTCGCCGAGCTTGGCCCCATCGCCCGCCGCCCACCCCAGCCCCGCGCTCAGCACCACCAGCAGCAGCGCCGCGCCGATCCGCATGGTCGTTCTCCCTTACCGGCTCGTCATGCGCCGTCGAATGTGCGCCGCCAGGCGATCGGCCAGGCCGCTCTGCGCCTCGAGCACGGCGGTCTCATAGAACTTGGCCTGGCCCACCGGATGCCGCGCCGTCAGGTCCTCGTGGACATACACGGCATACGGCGCGGCCGGCCCGCCGAACCCGCCCACGCTCACCAGACGCCCGCCCGCGTCCACGCGCGTGGGTTGCACGTGCCCGCTCGCGCGCAACGCGCCCGTGGCCACGGGGGTCCGCTGCTTGGCGGTCGTCATGATGCGTTCGTGCTCGATCCGAATGGCCGCCGCCGCCGCCTCGCGGAGATCGCCGACCATGCGATTCGCGATCCTCACCATCACCGTGACCGCCGGGGGCGTGAGGACGAGCGACATGGCGCCGCTACCCCATCCACACTTCGACGAGATAGGGCTGGCCGGGCACCGTGGCCCCGGGATCGACCAGCCCCTCCACCGCCAAGATGGGCGGCGTCGAGCCATCGGGCAGCGTGAGCCGATCGCGCGTGGTCACCGTGCGCGGCTCCAGCAACGTGAGCTTGGTGGTGGCCAGCACTTCGCGGCCGTCCACCGCCGTGAGCCGGCGCGTCTTGGCTTCCACCAGCGCACGCGTGGCCACCACCGGCCCGTAGCCCGGCGTGCCCAGCGCGTCCTGACTCAGCCAGGACTGCACCAGCACCACGGCTTGGAGCGACGCGGTCAACGTGTTCGCCAGCGCCACCCCGGAGCGGACCAGCGCGTCAAGCGCCACGGTCGTGGTCCTCCGCGTGCGGGGCGAACCGGCGCCACTCGGCGTCGCTGAACGCCGTCAGCTCCGGCTGCGTGTGACTCGGCCGCTGGCCGATCAGCGACGCCACCAGCTGTGTCGTCTGGACATTGACCTCGGCCTCCACCAGCACCCCATGGAGTTCCAGCGTCACCGCCGTCAGATGCCCCACGCGCCCCTCGATCGTGGTGGCGCGACACAGATGCCCGAGCGAGACGCCATCCACGAACAAGGTGCCGCGTCCGAACGCGTCCAGCTTCAGGACCACGTGGGGCTCGCTCATACCCGTACCAGCCGCGCGTAGAGCCCGGACCCGCGCCGCCGGCCCCACGCCTGAATGAGTCCCCACACGGAATCGGGAATGATGCGATCGCCCACCGGCTGGCGGGCGGCGATCCCCACGAAATCCAGCGAGACCGGTCCCGCCGTGAGCGACGAGAGGCCCCCGGTGACAGGATCCGGGGTCTGGGTGACGTCGGCGCCGACCAGCGCCCACGCCAATTCCGCCGTGGCGGCCTTGAGATTGTCGGGCAGCACGGTCTCCGGGATCACATCGTCGGTCACCGTCAGCAGCCCCGAGCGCGGCCACGCCAACCGTTGGGTGTAGCTGGCCGCCCGCCCGTCCCACTCCACCCACGCATCCAGAAGCCGCGTGGCCCACAGGCACGCGCGGCACTTGTCGTCCGGCGTCAGCGCGGGCCACGTGGTGGCGTGGAGCCGCGTCGTCATGTAGGCGTCCGCCTCGTCCAGCGTCACGTAGCTGTTGGCGTCCACCGCGCCCGGGGTGGCCAGCACGGTGCACATGGTCAGGCCACGTCCCCCACGGGCCGGCGCGCCACCGGAAGATTCAGCGACGGGTGATGGACGTACACTCGCGCCGGCTGGCCGTCCTGCGCCACCCCGTAGTCCTCCAGCGTGGGCTCACACCAGCAATCCCCGCCGTTCTGCGCGTGCGGCTGCCGATCCGTGACGGGGCGCCTGTGATAGGTAGCCATCGCGCTCTAGGCGAACCGCTCGCGGCCGCGTCGGACCACTCGGCCGGGCGTCGCGCTCCGGGGTGGCGTCTCCGCCACCGGAGCCGGGGCCGCGTCCCCGTCCACGTGGGTATGGAGCGCGGGATCGAAGTCGTCGCGATTGATCAGGGCTTCATGGCCGGACGCCGTGTAGCGCACCCGGATCGTGGCAATCTCGCCCATGGTGCTGTCTCCCCTCCGGGGTCTCCGTGTGTGCGGAGCACCCACGGCGCGCGCGAGGGTCTGCGGGCCCCCGCGCGCGTCGCGCGCGTGCGATTAGTAGCCGAACGCGATCCAGCTCACCACCTTGCCGAACGTGGTCGCCGCAATCGGCGTGGGGTCGGTGCCCCCGGTGTTCTTCCAGGTCTTCAGCGTGAACGTCCCCCCGGTGGCGGGAATCGTCACCGAGACGTGCATGGGGTCGTCCACCAGATCGCTGGCCAGCACGGCCGTCACGC